CAACAGAATATTTATGAAATAGAGACGAAAATAAATGATATGTTAAACGATTAAAAATGAATAAATTCGGAGTTATTAAAACCAAATTATTAAATAAATTAACTGAATCTTACGCTAAAGAAAATAAGGCTGAGATTAAAAATATTTTATCAACAATTAAAGAAAACAAAGATTTTAAAGAAATGTATTTGTTTTATGAAGAAATTGAAAGTAAAACTATTTCAGATAAAGAAACTGCAAAATTATATGTCGAAGGTTTAAGTACATATTTTGGTCAACCAATAGGAAATTGGAATAATTTAAATATGTTTTGTGAATCTTTAAACAAAAGATTAGGTGATGAAGAAGTAACAACAAATGAACTATATAAGTCTTTAGATATATTATCTGAAAAAGATTCATTATCAAATATTGAAAAGAAAGTTATTGCTAAAAAGAAATTAGTTGAACATTTAACAACTAAAAAAGAAATTACAGAATCAAAAGAAACCACATTAGTCCCTAATGAAACTTTATTAAATGCTGTGTTGGCTAATAATTTCAATGTTTTATATTCTAATACATTATCTGAATCGCAAAAAGAAGAGTTAAAAAATATTTTATCGATTTCTTATGACGATTTAATTACTAAAAGTAATGAATTGGCTGAATCAGTTATTAAACAAGTATCTACACTTTTAAGTGAATCAAACGATACGGATTTATCCAATAAATTGAAAGCTGTAAAAGATGAGGTTACTCAAATGTACCCATCAAGATATAACTACTACAGATTAAACGAATTAAAAAATGGACTTAACTAAGTCCATTTCTTTTTTGTTGTATATAAACCGCTTTTAATTTTTGAGTTCTTTTTTTAACTGAGGGTTTAACAAATACTTGTCTGTTTCTCAATTCTTGAACTTGTTTAACTTTTTGAACTTTACTTTTATAAGTTCTAAGTGCAGTCTCAATACTTTTTTCTTTTGATAAGTCTACTATAATCATATATTATAAATATAATACAAATATATGAAATTATTTTTGGTAATCCCAAGTATTTTATTTATTTTTTATAAACACCATAAGAAATAATAATATGAAATATTAATGAAAACAGGTAAGTATATCCCATTAGGGACTTACAATGATGTAAAGATCGGTTATGGTACCGTAGATTTTAAAAATCTTAAAACCATTTATTTGAAACTAAATTCATGGGTACAACCTGAAAATGAGACTGATGATTTTGATCATATGATCCATAAGTCAAGACGAAAAGTAAAAGAAATAATTTATAATCTTAAAAATCCTTTTTTTAAACAACAATCTATTGTTGATTTAGATATTCGAACAAAAGGAATTAAATTAGAAAAGAGATCTTTTATGAACTTGGAAATCACTTTATATGTTGATAAACAGTTTGATGTTAAATCAAAAGAAATTAAAAATAACATTAAAGATATTTTAAGTTTTGTTATAGAAGACGGACTTTCTGATAAAAAACTATTCAATTTCTACAAATCTAAAAAATAATAGGGATATCGATGTATTTATAGTAATAAAATCTATAAATGAAGATATTAGGACCCAAAGAACTTGGAACAGGAATTTTAATAGAATACGACGCAGGACACGTATCTCCAGAAGAGAATAAAAAAATTATACAGGAAATGAAGGGTGTGGACTTCTCTGAAGACCTAATTCTTTATGCTGTTTTACAAAAATACGACACTCCAAATAAGAACGGAAGGATATATCCTGAAATGTTACTTAAGAGAGAAAACGAAAAATATCAATCACTAATTAAAAAGGGTGGAGCATTAAATGAATTAAATCACCCTTCATCTTCACTAATCGATTTAGATCGAGTATCACATTCAATTTTAGAAACTTGGTGGGACGGTAGAATCCTTATGGGTAAAATCAAATTATTCACTTCTCCAGGGTGGAAGAAAATGGGTATCGTTTCAACCAAAGGAGACCAAGCTGCAATGTTATTAATGAACGGAGCAACACTTGGTATCTCTTCACGTGGTGTAGGATCACTTAAACAAGTTAAAGGTGAAAACATTGTACAAGATGATTTCGAATTAGTTTGTTTTGATTTAGTATCATCACCATCAACTCCAGGTGCTTACATTTTTAAAGACCCATCAGAAAGAGACCAATATCAAGAGGCGGAAATTAAAAAACCAACCCTTGATAGTAGAATGTCTAAACTTATGGGCAATTTAGATACATTTCTATCTAAATAATAAACTTTTTAGGGGCAGGAACATTAAAAAACACGATTTTTTAATAAATCGTAGTATTTATAAGGTAATAAAAACAATTAATTTTCACAATGAGCGAAAAATCAATTTTAGAACAAGCGTTACTTCAAGTACAAAATCTTGAAGAAGCAGTAAAGCAAAATGCAAAAGGTATACTTGCTTCAACAATGAAGGAAGAACTTAAAGATTTGCTTAAAGAATCATTGGAAGAAGAGGAGAACGATGATGTTATGGAACAACCAGAAACTGAAACTGATCCTGAAGGAGAGGAAGAAAAAGATGTAACAGCTGACGACGAAGAAACAGACGATGAGTCTGAAGATGACGTTGATACAGATGTTGATACAGATACAGACCTCGATAATACAGATGACTCAACAGATGACGTTGATGCTGACGTAGATATGGATTTAGACGCAGAAACCGATATGGATACTGACGCTGAATCTTTAGAAGACGAAGGTACTGACGACGAAGACGTTATGGATATGACAAATGCTTCAGATGATGAAGTACTAAAAGTATTCAAGGCTATGAAACCAGAAGATGGTATTGTAGTTAAAAAAGACGGTAACAATGTTGAATTTGGTGACGGTGAAGATGAATACATTATCAAATTAGATGGTGAAGATTCTGACATGAGTACCGGAATGGACATGGGAGCTGACGTTGATTCTGATGTAGATTCTGACGTTGATATGGATGACATGGATACGGATACAGATGTGGACACAGATGTAGATACAGATGTAGATGAAGATTGGAATGAAGAAGAAATGCCTTCTGAAAACAATGAAGAAACAATCTATGAAATCGAATTAGACGAAGAAGACGAGGTTGAAGAACCTAAAAAAGTTGAAGCTACTGAAGCTGCACGTACAAAATCAAACCCTCATGGAAACAAGAACGGTATGAAAAGAGCTGGTTTACCAAGCAAAAAAATGTATAAGGCAGGTTCATCTATCAACGAAGAAGTTGAAACATTGAAAAAACAAAACGCTGAATATAAAAAGGCATTAGTATTATTCAAGGATAAACTAAATGAAGTTGCGGTATTCAATGCAAACTTAGCTTACGCTACACGTTTGTTCACTGAACATTCAACTACAAAACAAGAGAAATTGAACATATTAAAGAGATTTGATACAGTTTCTACTATGAATGAAGCTAAGTCTTTATTCTCAACAATCAAAACTGAATTAGGTTCAAAAACTACGGTTACCGAATCAGTTGCGAAAAAAATCTCTAACACTCCATCAACATCTTCTTCTACAGAGGTATTATCTGAGTCAAAAGCTTATGAAAATCCTCAATTCAGTAGAATCAAAGAAATGATGAGAAAAATAAAATAAAACAAAAACAAAATACAATTCAAAATGGGAGCATTATTAGAATCAGGTATGGTTGGTAACATCGGTTTAAAACACCTTAGAGTTATCAAGGAAGATACCATCAAAAAATGGGACGAATTAGGCTTTTTAGAAGGTCTTGACGGTCACCAAAAAGATAACATCGCACAATTATATGAAAACCAAGCGTCTTATTTAATCAACGAAGCGGCAGTAGCTGATGCGTCTGGTTCATTCGAGACAGTAGTTTTCCCTATCATTCGTCGTGTGTTCTCTAAATTATTAGCTAACGACATCGTGTCTGTACAAGCTATGAACTTACCAATTGGTAAATTATTCTTCTTTATTCCTAAAATTCAGGAAAGAGATGCAGACGGTCACTATTCACCATATGTTGGTGTTAATGGTCAAGCAACAGATAACCACAGTGCTTCTGCGGGCTATCCAGCGGGTAAAAGAAGTTTATACGATCGTTTCTACGAAGCTAGTGATGATTTAGATCAAGGTCTTTTTGATTATTCAAAAGGTTCTTTTTCTGTTGAATCATTGGCAGTTGCAGGTTTTGCAACTTTCTCTAACGGTGCAGTTACTGTTAGTGGTAGTGCAATTGCAACTGGTACAACAAAATCAAATATTATCTTAGCTTTAACTGGTTTCACATCAGCAGGTGCGGGTAAATTGAAAGGACCAGACGGTAATGAAATGGATTCTGAAGAATTCTTAGCTTCATTACAAGTGTTCTCTACAGATGCTAACTTATTAGCTTTCTTAGGTGCAACTACAAGTACTTCTTTACCAATCAATATCGTTACTCAAAAGTACGGTAAAGGTATGGTTGAATATGGTGCTAAAACAACTAACGCAACACAAAATTATTATGATATTTGTGATGCTGATAATGTTATTTATGTTCAAGTAGATTTACAAAAATACAGTGCAACTGCAGGTTTTGTTGATTACGTTGTTACAGGTTCAACATTGGATGATCAAGAATTCAACGCATCTTACCGTAAGTATGATACTTTGGAATTTGAAGAGCAAATCGGTGAAGTATCTTTTGATTTAGAGTCAGTAACAGTTTCTGTAACTGAAAGAAAATTAAGAGCTAGCTGGTCTCCAGAATTAGCACAAGATGTTAGTGCATTCCACAACATCGATGCTGAAGCTGAATTAACAGCTTTATTATCAGAGCAAATCGCTGCTGAGGTTGACCGTGAAATCTTACGTGACTTACGTAAAGGTGCAGCATGGAAAGCTAAATGGGATTACAATGGATGGAAATACGGTGGTTCTGGAAACTCAACTTTACAAGGTTACACTCAAAAAGATTGGAACCAAACATTGGTGACTAAGATCAACCAAATTTCTGCTCAAATCCACAAAACTACGTTAAGAGGTGGTGCTAACTGGATCGTTGTTTCTTCAGAAGTTTCTGCAGTATTCGATGACTTAGAGTATTTCCACGTTTCTAACGCAGAACCAGAACAAGATCAATATAACATGGGTATCGAGAAAATTGGTACAGTAGGTGGACGTTACCAAGTGTATCGTGATCCTTACTTCCCAGCAAACAAGATCTTGATTGGTCATAAAGGTAAGTCTTTGTTAGATGCAGGTTATGTATACGCACCATATGTGCCATTACAATTAACTCCTACAATGTACAATCCATTCAACATGACTCCAATCAAAGGTATCATGACACGTTACGCAAAGAAAATGGTAAACAACCGTTACTTTGGTATCATCGATGTTCAAGGTATCCAAGTGTTTGGTTTAGATACATTAAGATAATCTTAATAGGAATATCAAAAAAACCCTCGAGAAATCGGGGGTTTTTTATTTTTGGTATATTCTAAATAAAGTTGTATATTTGTGATATGGAATACGAAAACCTACGATTAGACGTTTTAATCAAACTCATAGACGAGAGGGGAATTACGTGTAAAAATAAGAAAGATGTAATGATTGAACACCTCAAAATGGACGATGAGGGTAAATATATACGTGAAACTACCTACGAAAAGTGGGAAGGTCGTTTATTAGTGGGTATAGACCTCAAAAACGGACCTCATTTAATACAGATGGGTAAGTTAGTGGAAAAGAAAGAGGCGTTTTCTAAGGGTCTCTATGCGTCAGATAGAATATATTATATCGCTAGTCAAAAATTAATGTAATTACCAAGTTCTACAAGCCCAATAACGAGGTTTCCAACGAGGACCAGGGTTATCACAATTCATACGTGCTCTGAATGATTTGCGTCTTGCAGGGTTATTTTTCTTAATAACCATTCTTTTACCTTTAGCGGATTTACCACCAAAACCAAAGTTTACTTTAACGACTTTACCTTTATCATTCTTAACATATACTTTAGATTTCTTTACATCCCCTTGCATGATTTTACCCAATTGAACTTTACGTCCTTGGTATTCAGCTTCGTTTAAAAGACCTAAATCATATTCATATTTAGTATTTTGTATTGAACCAAATTCATCCTCGTATATTAATACAGGAGTTTGTTCGTTATATTCGAAAAGTCTTTCGAATTGTTCTTCACTTATTTGTATAATTGTTCTTTTTTCCATATTTTCATTATAATGTGTCATTGTTGGTTTATTTCCTTTACCTAATTTTGGATGTTTTTTTTCTGCTCTTCTTTTTTGAGAAGTCATCGCTTTCTTTTCTTTTTTATCATATGAAGAAGCGACTTTTGGTGTTTCTTTAGATACTTTTTTTGAGGGTCTACATTTTGGGTATGATTTTCCATCAGCATCTTTTCTACCACATGGAGGATGTTTACCATTTACCTTCTTACTAACATCTACCCATTTTTCTTTAAACCATCTTCTAAGATCTTCCTTTAAAACTTCACCTGATTTAATGGATTCTTCTATATATTCTTTATCTTCCTTTGAAACAATAATTTTCATATTATTTAATTTTATTTACCTCATTAACAAATTTATGACACTTATCAGATACCTTACCTTTATTGTGGTCTGTTATAGATAATTTTACATTATCGTAATGAACCGTCATATCAGGGTGATGATTTTGTTTATTAGCTATTTTCATAACATCATCCACAAATAACATAACCTCTTTATAATCTTTAAAATAAAATGTTTTAATTAATTTACCGTTTGTTTCCACCCAATCATTACTATTCATAATTTTATTTTTTTGGTCTTCGGTTATTATTATTTTCATATTATAATTTAGTATCTTTTATAAATTTTTTGTGAGAATCTTTATATGATTTTTGTGTTTCATCATATACATCTTTGGTGTATTGCCAATTCCAATATAAGTCATTGTTTGTTTTAAAACCGTAAAATTCGTGAATTTTCTTTTGTAAATCATTTACATTAGAACCATTAAAGTTTTGACCTGTACATATGAAACCTGTCTCTATATCTTTAACAAGATTTGATTCTCCTAATGTCTCGTGTCTATTCTCAATCCAAGTTAATCTCTCAATTAGGTTTTGGTAAAACATATTTGTTTGTCCCCATCTAATTGAACTGAAAAATACAACTGCATCAGATTCAAATAATTCTTTACTTATTTTCCAAAGTTCGTCCTTTGGGTTATTGATACTAGCCCAACATCTATGGTGACCACTTGGGTTTTTATCATTATCTTTTAATTTAGCCTTTAAGACTCCACAACCATTACCGTCTTTTCTTGATACGTTACCCTCACAAGGAACTATATTTAGTTCAGAAACATCTAATAACGTTGATTTATCACCTAATTCTTGGTTAAGGTATATTGCAATCATTTTAGACTTTGGTATATCAATATCATTTTTGTCCCAATTATGTCTATTAGAACAACTTAATAGTAAAACTTTTTTCTTCTTTTTAAGAACAGCCAATGTTTTTTTTAAAGATTTCCAAGCATCAGATTGTACCATCTCCTCAGAAATCATCATTTGTTTAATTCTTTGTATGTTCTCTTGTAAGTTCATCTATTTACATTTTCTCCAACCACCACCTTTTGCTTTATAATCTTTTGCCGCGAAGCCATTTGCATAAGCTGAGGGGTAGACGTCAAATTTAGCTTTAGCTTTGGCTTTAGACGCCGCCCATTTTGCAGGATCTGTTGGACAGTTCTTACTTTCATCTATTTTCATAGCTTCATACATTTCCTTTTCTGACTCATTTTTAGGTTTCTTACCGGCTTTTTTCATAGCAATTGCAATGGCAGCTTGTTGTGGAAGATTTTTTGCTTCATTTACAGGTACACAGTTTGGTACTTTTTTACCATTTTTCATTTTACTACCAACTCGTTTATAACCTTCCCAACAACCTTCATCAAGTTGACCTTCCTCATTTAAACTGAATTGATCCATGTCCACAGAAACTGCTTGTTGGTCATTTTCATGTCCTTTAGTTTCATTCATCATAAAATCAAATACTTGATCTACGTTTTCTTTCGCGGATGAAATGTGATCGTCAGCCCAATCGTGGCCTTGTTCCAATAATTGATTTACAACGTTTTTATCCAAATTCAACAACAATTCACATTGTCTTTTAATTTGTTCTAAATTACTGAAAAACATGTAGTTTCCACCATGTTCGGTGTTTTCCTTTATAATCTTAGCGATATATTTTCTAAGATCGTTTTCTTTTAGTTTAATTACTTTCATAATATATAAATAGTTTTATTTTTCAGATGTTATCTCAAATTTAATTGATTCGTTATAATAAATTTCCTCAGTATGAGTCTTCGCTTTAATCTCTAAATGATATTCTCTTGGGATGTAGTTGTTTGTATCAAAATAAAACGAGTTTTCATTTGTTTTATCCATTAAAGTCCAATCATGAACATTTACGTCCACGGTTCCTTCCTTAATATATAATCTATAATAAACCTCATCAAATAAGACCGATTTTGGAACATCTAAAGATTTAATTGTTACAACCACTTTTCTAATATCTCCTTGTTTAATTTTTTCACCTTGTTTAATTCCAAAGTATTGAATTTTATAACGTTGTAATTCTGTTTGATTTTCACCAATGGTATATTGTGATGTAAATGGTTTAGGTACAAATTTTTGACTTATATTCGCAAGTTCGACACCGTCAATTGAAAGACCGGTCCAACGATCATAGAAAAAACGTTTTCCGTCACATAAATCACCGTCAATTCCTAATGTAACTTTATAAACTCCCTTTTTTACTTGGGTTACAAATGGTAATGATATACCACCTAAACCTTCTACTATTGTTCCGGTTGAATCTAATATGTCAACACTTGGTATGTCATCTAAATCATAAAAATTGGTACCTTTAGTAACGTATAAATAAAGATTATTAAATACTCCAGCCGCAAAATTCTGTCTATTATCATCTATTCTATCATCAACAAACGTCTCAACGTATGGTTCAAAGAAGGTTTGTGTATATTTTGTAAAAAACGACACAGACTGCTCCGTCATTGGTGTTAAATCTTGAAATGGAACTGAAAACGCTAAACCAAATCCCTCACAATCACCTAATGTATCATTGTTTAACATAAGATTAATTTCAGCGGTAATATCAACATCTATGTCTTCATTACCATTATCAAAATGAATAGTTTTTAAAATTATTGGATTTTCCGCGTATATCCCTGAGGTGGCCCAACTATCTAATGTAGTTCTATCGTACCATGTTGATGGTCTTTGATCAAATGTTTTATTTCCATTTGATGTATCGGCATTAACATTAACATAGTCAAATCCAACTCCTTCATCCCAATATTCATCCAAACCAAATAAAATTAAATCAAACGAAGTTGCTCTATCTCTACCTGTAGACCTTAATTGACCTTTAAAACCTTCATCACCAAAAATACAGTTGGTTAAATGTAGTTTATGTGTAATTTTATCAAGATTTGCAAGTGACAACTCACCTGAATTAAATTTATTAAGTAATTCAGTAAAATCTACTTTAAAAATAAATTTAGAAAACCCACCACCATAATATAACTCAGTTGTGGGGTTTTTAGCTGTATTAACCTGAGTATTCTTTATAATTGTATTATTCTTCTCAAAATAGGAACGTATATATGACATCTCTTTTATTAATAAATATCAAATTAGTTGATTCTAATCGATTTATTTAATATGTCATTTTCAAGGGTCTTAAAAAGTTCTTTTAATTGATTACCCTCATCGTAGTCATACTGACCAACTATGGGCATTAATGGATTGTGTCTATGTGTAAAAATAACCTCAATCATCTTATTTAATAATTTTAGTAAATTCTCACCTCTAACTGTTGAAAAAGTTTTTGGGTCAATGTTTTTGATGTAATCTTGTTGTGATAGGTCATACTGATTTAAATCAAAAAATGCTATCGGATTGTTTGATTCGTTGGTTCCTAAATCCGTAGATAAAAAATAGATTTTATCCGACATAACAGTACCAAATGTTTGTTCTGGTGAATTAGGATCAAGTTTAATCCTTTCCTCAATAGATTCAACTTCCTTAACTTCCATTTTAGCTTTAGTTTTTGACCATATTAATCCACTTGATGGGCCGACTCTTAAAACATTAATATTGTTTAATATTAATTGTCTATTAGTATTTTCGGTGATATCTAAATTATTTCTTGTTTTAAATGATCTAGTTGGTCTAAAATAAAATGGATGAACTTCTCCACCTTCATATTGTTGATTTAATTCAGTAAGATCTTTATCGTGTATTAAAAATATCTTATCTCTAATTTCTCTATATATGTCGTTAATTGATGATGCGGTAACGGTATATGTTGGTGTGACACTATCTCCTTCTGGATTAATTAATTTAATTAAAGATTCTGTTGCAATGGAATGTTCCGTAAAAAAATTAGTTTTAAACTCATCACCATATGGATTTACAACTTTATATACAAAAATCTTTATTGTTGCATAATTTTCATCATTTAAATCTTTTAATTTATCTACCTCATATTCAATAATATATTTAAGATCTTTATTATCTGAAACATTATTTTTAACAACTACTTCTTCAAGTGTCATTTTTTTAGGAAATTTTTTGAGGTATACTCTTGATGATTTTCTAGCCATTATTGGATAGTCCAATAAAATTTCTCTATTTGAAGCACTTGCCGCTTCTTTTGATAAAAGTTTACCACCTCTAAGTTGTAATCCATTTTCGGTAAAAAGAATATCAGAATTATTTTTACCATAAACAGCAAAATCTCTTTCGGTTGCGAATGTATTCTCTGATTTTTTATTAATATATTGACCGGTGGAATTACGTATTTTTGGTTTATGTTTTACGTTGGTACCGTATGTTGTGTTAGCAACTTGTTGTGAAAACGTTTGACCGTTATAGTCATACATTGTTGTAAACGGTCCAGCAATATATTCAACGTTAACTGTATCCTTATCCGAATTGTATTGGATTATTTTAACAGACTGATTTATTTCGGGAATAAAATTTACGTTATTAGGTAGAAATGGACTTGCAACAAATAAGTCTCTGTCACTCCATGGTTCATAATCAATTGCCTTCTCTTTTTGTCCTGTATATTCATTATAACGACTAACACGTATTCTACCAATACCTAACGGGTCAACATTATCAATACATTTACCAATATCTATTATTTTCATTTCCCTGTATATCTTTTTTCTAATTCCTTATTAACTTTATTATATAAACTTTCAACACCATCTAAATGACGAGTTAAATCTATTATTAATTCCTTTGTTTTTTCAAATTCCTCCAATAATTCATCTGCAACAATAACTAAATCTTTATTAGATTTATTTTGTACATCGTTTGCTATTTCTATTAATTTTTGACTTTCCATATCTTAGTTTTTCATTAATGCATATGTTGGAGTTCCTGGAGGTCCAGAAACAATACCTTTAAATGGTGTAACAGCTAAATTATCCGCAAATCCCTGTACTTGTGCCGACGTAGATAATACGTGATAATTTGGTTCACCGTTTATATCTCCCGTAGGTATTCCCATATTCTGCATTTTTTCAGTTATATCCATTGTTGTTTTAACTGCACTAAACCCAGGTAACAAACCTGCTAATGCTAATAGTGGATTTGGAATATCGAGACCACCAGCACTTAACGCACCACTAATTGCGGCACTAATTGCTGCAATTATTGCTTGACAACTATCTAATCCGGTTTCAAGTACTTTTTTTAACAAAGCAATTAACGCAGCAATAACAAGATAATACCTTTTTAATTTATCTTTTAATATTTTTCTTATTATTTTCATTAAGAAATTTTTAAGGTCAGCCTTAACTCTTTTCCAAAATTCTCTAATAAATTTCCAAAATAATTCTTTTATTGTACAGGTAAAAATATTTTTTAATTTTTTCATTAGTTCTTTTGCGTCCATAACTAAATTTTTAGCCGAAGCAACAAATTGTTTGTAAATTATAACAAACGGTAAAAACATTTTAGGAGATATAATACTCATAATTAACGCCTTAGGAATATTAAAAATAAAAGATAAATTAATTGAAATTTGAAAACTTGGTAAATCAATTGAAAAATCAGATTGTTCATAAGCATCTGACGCAGCCTTATTTAATGCACCATCTATCCATTTTCTTCTATCTTGTTTACCCTCTAAATAAATAAAATCTTCCATATGAACTGAATTATATGGAACTTCATAGTTATTACAATCTTTAAATTTTAATACCTTTCTTTTTCTTGCATCCTCATCATCTAAATCAATTCCTTCAACATCATCAAAATCAAAATAAAATTCATCGTTTTCTTCCTCATCATGAAACAAATTGGTTGGAGTTGATCCAGTTAATTTACCGTTATTACAAAATGCAAATATTTTATTTAACATCCTCTCAAGATTATTGATTGCCTCATCTAAAGATGGGGCAAAATCTAAAGAATTATCCATACCACTAAATGAACCACCCACACTGACACCATTTTTATCGGCAGACGCATTACAAGCTTTTAAGGTCATTAACATTGCTTTTTTAAGTATCTCATTCAAATCTGGCATCTCCATGTTTGAGTAATAATCATTAAAAAAATCACCAACATTAACATTACCATACTGACCAACTCCATTTCCTTGAGTTAATCCCTTAATTTCAAAACGTTGGTGAGCGGCTGCCCATGTTGAAGTAAATAAAGTTTTATTACTTGGTGTTGTATATTGATACTCTAATCCAGTTGGTGTTGTTGTTCCAGCACTTATAAATGTTTGATAAAGTCCGTAGTTTATTTGTGCCTTTAGTCCATTTCTTTTTTTAGGGTTTTCATACATTATTTTACCATAATCACTTTCCGGAGGAACTTTAAACATTCCTAAAAAATCAATTTCTTTTGGGTAAATAAAAACTTCGTCCATTTCTCTTGTTCCACCCATAACTTGATTGGATCCACAAATCCCATCATTTGCAAAAAATGCGTTTTTAACACAATCCATTAGGATTTGTTTAGCTGAATTTTTTGTAACATCAACCGAATCTAATACGTGTTGTCTAAGTCTTTGTGTTGATTGAAATCTATCAGGATCGTTGACCGTTCTGCCAGATTCTAAAAATTTATTAACAACCGAAACAACTTCTTCAAATATGTTTTTTTTATTTTTAGTTTTTGGTTTTTTCTTTCCTAATTTAGACTTAAGTTGTTCTAATTTAGTGTTTAAGTTAGGAAGATTAGGTGAAAACTTTTTAAGGGCATCCTCAGGACTTATATCAAGATCAACGTGTTTATCTTGATCAACAGTTTTTTGAATAATATCAATCGTGGTTTTTATCTTTTCAAACATTATAATGAATAGTTACTTGATTTATTATCGTTTCCGTCATTAACCAATCTATCCAAAATCTCACGATCTTCGTCAGATAAAGTTAATTTACCCATAGAACCCCCACCACCTCCGGACCCACTTGTGGTTTGTTTAAGTAAAACACTTTGTAATTTAACTAATGAAATTTTCTTTTCGGTACAATCATTTAAGATTTTCTGTTGTTCTTTAATAACAGGTCCAATTGTACTCATATCTTCAGCGTCCTTCATAAAACTCATCATTTTTCTCAAAATGGTTGAGGCAGTATTTCTATTCTCAACGACGTCGTTGTAGATCTCCTGCATTAAGGCTAACGCCGAATCAACATCTAATGTAATATTGTTTCTTTGTGTTCTCATATCAATAAATAGATTTATTCTAAAAACCCACCTAAAATACCGTCATATAGTTTTTTATAACGTTTCAGGGAGACTCTAATCTCTTTTGTTGATAAGGAGGTCATTTCTCGTAAAGAGAGTAAAATGAGGTTCTTATTGAATTTGTTACCGTCACCTACTTGAAATATCTTATCAAAATTACTAAAGATTTCAAGTAGTGCGTAACCTAACTTTCTCTCATTATCAGATAGATTTTTCTCTTTTTCCACAAAATTTTCTAAATCAATTGTAAGTTTAGTAATAACCGAACTATAATCAATTACAAATTCATCAATTACATATGATAAGTCTTTACTATCTTCAAAATCTGAAGATATATCATCATACGATACTTGTCTATTTTGTTCTTTTGTATCTTTCTGTATTGCACCCATAAGGTAGTTTTTACAGATAGTTCCAAAGTATGAATATGCTTTAGTATTTTTTGTGTGATCAAACTTGTTGATCTTAGTTATAAGGAAAGACATTGTATCGGTATGAATTTCTTCAAATTCCATATCTTTTCTATAAAGTTTATAACGTCGAATAATTGATTCGACCATTATAATTAGGGGTTCACGTAAATATTCATTGAATATCTTATTTTTTTCTGTTTCGTCAGTACTTTCTAAGTAATTGACTACCGCCTTCTCTTGATCCTCCCCAAAATATATTTTTTGGGTTCTTGGTCTTGGCATTAAGCTATTTCATAATTTACATCTCGTTTATTTTTAAAGAAAAATTCTTTCTTTGCGGTCTCCAACCAAAATTTAGCTTCATCTTCACTAACCTTATTTGTTTCATCATTTTTATATAACCAAAATAATGAATCCTCTCTAAAATTTAAGTGCTGATATCCTACTTTTGGTACAGTCATAATCTTAACATTGTTATGTGTTAATCTTAATAAAAACTCATATCCAAATGTTAATTTAATATTTTCTTTTAATGAACCATTATCTTTAATAACTTGTGTTTTATAAAGTCCACCACTAATTTGATAATTTTGGAAATCTAATAATACTTCATTGTCTAATAAACCTTGTTTTTCTGTAAATCCATACGCCCATGTTGATTCGTTTGTGAAACTTACAAAGTTACCATCAGTATTTATATCTTTAACTACCGGTAAAAATACATCAACGTCTGTATATGTTTTAACATACTCGTTTGTTGATTTTAACCAAATTGATTTATATTCATCATCAATTTCTAAAATACTAAACCATTCAGTATCACATTTTTCAATACCCAAATTAACTTGAGAACAAAAATCTGTTTTAGTGTTATTAGTTACTATGTTTACTTCTAATACTTCTGAAATATTTGTCAATTCAGATTTAACTGAAGGAGGACAAACAATCATTAATTTGACATCTTCGTGAAATTGTTCCACGGATTTAATTGCGTTATCTAACATTACACGATAACTCTCTTCAATCCTATGTACAGGTAAAATTACTGTTATATTTTTCATATTATTCTTGTTCTTTTTTTAGATTTTCTAATGCCTTTGTAAATGTCTCAACTCTTTTATTTGTAAATGAATTGAAAACTGATAAGATATTATTTTTAGTTATTTCAGTTTCATATGGTAATAAAGTATCTTTCATTTTTTGTTTAACTTCGTCAGTTAATTCAACACCGTCTAACCATGCTAAAACAAATGTCCCTAAAATATCAACTAATTTATTTTCATCATAAGTCCACATACCATTTTCACTTAACCAATCTGGTTCGGTACTTGGTATTTTACCAATAATCGGAACACCTGATTTCATTGATTCTAATGGGAATGTGCCAAATGTTGATTCGTCATCCGCCCATAATGAAACCATACAATCTTTTAGTCCTTCTGAGAATTCTTCATATGTCATTTGTACCATATCTTTAAAAGTGATCCAACGTAAATGTGGATATTTTAAATAAAATTCAGAAATGAATTTTCTATGTTTAACTCTATCTCTACAACTAATTGCAATAAAAGGTTTTACAATACCTTCAGTAGGTTTAAAATTATCACCAATAATTGGAGAGATTATATGGACTAATATTTCAGGAAAAATTTCTTGAATGTACTTTTTTGATTCTTCAGTTGTTACGATTGCTCGATCAAAACCATAATCACTCCAACGACTACCAACTGGTAACGTTTCAAAAATATATTCTTTTTGTTGTATCAACATAACTTTAGTACATCTTACGTTTGCCAATTGTTGTAAAACATTTGAATAATATTCGGGAACAACAATAACGTCATCGATTGAAATATTAATCTTATCTTCTTTAATTGATACCAATTCTAAAACATCGTATTTTTCACCCAACCATTCTGGTTTGATGTATGATTTATCTTCCGTTAAAATTTTTGGATTAGATCCCGTTTCTTTTAACGTTAAAGCCATATCATAGATATGTTTAATTGCAGCTCTAGCATTATTTTTAGTGTCGTATGTTAAAAAATATATAACGTTTTCTTTTGTTTCTAACCTTCCTAAGGCTGATTCAAGTTTTTCTATGTTTTCTTTACTCATCTTCGTCTTCTATTAAAATTTGATTTTTTATTAATGTGTTAAATGCAATTCTGAAAGATACTGATGTTCCTTCTTGTGCAAATTTTCCAAGTCCTTCGTCAACTTCGTCGATTTCACCTAAAACTCTATCCAAACACATTTTTATAATTTCGTATTTGAATATGTTTACTTCGGTTACTTCAGTTCCGTCTTCGTCTGGAATTGTTCCTCCTGTTCTACACTTCTCTGTGATTCCGTCAAGGTCAATGTAGTAGTTTTTTCCAAAGATTTCAACCATGGTTCTTTTATTTCTATTAATTTAGATATTTCTTTACCATAAGTAAAGAATTGATTATAAGTGGTATTGAATTTAATTCCAGTTTTATTCTCAGGAATTAAGTCAATAATCTTTTTATTGTCGGTGATCCATACATCGCATTGTTTCCAATTATCTTCAATATCTTTTGTTTTAATAAATTTAATATTATTACCAAGATACCCATTTTTAGATAAAAAGAATAATGTTGCAGGTTTAGATTTACCTAATTCATCTAACCCAACTAATGTAAAATTATGTTCGGGGTTATCAAATAAAATTTTGTGTAAATCGGTAAAAGTAGTTGAATAACTTAATCCAGCATGACCAAATATTTCAATTGGATATTCAATGAATAAAAAGTTTTCAAACTCTTCTTGTGATTGAAATTTGTAAGAATTTAAAAGATTATCATTTTGAATAGGTTCAGTAACCGCATATTCAAATGTGTTTTCTTCTTCACCTTCAATTATAATGTCACTATTAAAATATGATTCATTATAATGATAATCAAACTTTTGAATTGTATTTCTTAAAACACCGTCGATACTAATATATATTTCCATTGTAAAAATATACAACGAATTGAATTATAAGTAAATACTAATCGTACCTATTCAATATTTCACCAATGATAGGGTTCCTTACAATATCTTGCATTCCAAATTCAAATAAACCGATTCCTTTTACATCTTGTAATCTCATTTTAGCATCATAAAGTCCCGATTTTGTTTTGTCGCGATATTTGTCTGATTGTTCAAGATCACCCGAAATAAAGAATTTAGAATTAAAACCAATACGAGTTAATAATAATTTAATTTGAGATGGTGTTGCATTTTGAGCCTCTTCAAAAACAAGAATAGTATTGTCTACATTCCAACCTCTCATATAAGCAAGTGCCGCAACTTCAATATAACCTTGATCTTTTAATTCTTCACGAGCCTCTTTACCAATAATCTTATTTAAAAGGTAATATGATGGATATATGTATGGATCTAATTTCTCTTCTAAACCACCTGGAAGTGACCCTAATTTCTCTTCAGCTTCAACTGCGGGTCTAACTATGATAATCTTTTCATACTTGTTAGAATCGTCGTATAATAGGTCTACTGCACGTTTCATTGCTATGTAGGACTTACCTACACCTGCAGGACCGAAACATAATGTAATTTGATTTTCTCCAAGAATGTTCCAATAGGTTTCTTGGTTTTTGGTTAGGAACTTTTCCTTAGGACGTTTGATGATTTGTCTAATCCTATCTTTATGTGATATCTTCTTTTCTTCTACTAATACGGGTGTTGGTTGGTGAGATGTTTTGGTTCTTGTTTTATACGCCAAAGTAAATAGTTTTAAGGGTTCCGTTTATTGTTAATAAATATCATCATTTTCCTGTAGATCCAAATCCACCACTACCTCTTTCAGTATCAGATAATTCAGGAACCTCAGTCATATATATTGTAGGATAAGGTAATATGATAATCTGTGCACCTCTTTCACCCACTTTATATTTAATTGAATCCAAACCTTGGGTTTTCTTAAATGTTGCTTGTAATTCTCCTCTGTACCCACTATCAATAACACCAATACAATTTGATAATATTAAATCTTGATTTCTAACTGATGAACGAGGAAATACTAACCCGACATAACCTTTAGGAATTTCCATTGCAATACCAAAACCATACGATACACTAAATGATGTATTTTCAATTTCTTTTGTGATTGTTAAATCCATACCAGCATCACCAACTTTTGAGTATGATGGGATAATCGCATTTGAGTCTAACTTTTTTACTTTAACTAAAACACCACCACCCGTCATTGTTGGTTGGGTGTTAATTATATTTTGTTCAGTAACAAGAGGAGTTCCTAAATCTTCTTGTAATTTATTTAATAAACCATTTAATTCAGTAACAAAATTTAAATCAATTTCATCATCATCCGAACCTATTGTTTTTTCAAAATTTTCTAATTGTTTAAGATAATTTTCAACATCTTCTTTTTCCATACTATTTGTTTTTCTTTTCTTCCAACCATTTATCTAATGCCTTAATTCTTTGTTTAAGGTTATCATCTTGTGGACGTAAACATATCTCCACAAATAAATCGGTAATTCTTACCAATTCCTCTAAAGTAACTGAAACACCAACTGATGTTACATATTCCAATGCCATTTTACTTTGCGATTGACGCATAATTTGTATTTCACGACTATAGAATTCCATATCAGTTGGTGTTTAATTGTTATTTACTTTTGTAATACTCGGGTGTGTTCTTTTCGTCAATGACACACTCAATTGGGAATTTAGCGACACTTAAACTTTCACTACCTCTAATGTCACCTTCACGATATCTTGCGGCAACAATTGTTGCTTCTTCTACCGATTCAGCTTGAATTACGTATTTTACTTTTTTAACACGAGGGTTCCCTTCTCTGTCCATTTGTTCGGTTTCATAACCGATTGTAACTTGATAATACATGTTGTTTTTATTTTATAATTGATTTAAAAAATTCTACTCTATCTTTACATACTTTTTTTAATGAATATGTATCTTTTACTGTTTCATATAAACGATTACCTAAGTCTTCAATCATATTAGGATTTTCAACTAAACGTTTCATATGTTTTGCCCAATCTTTATGGTTCTTTTTAGAACCTACTAATAATGCGTTTCCTTTATTATTAAACTTACCTTCATCAACCGCAGAAATTAAATCAATTGTAAATGGATCCACATCACTTGCAATGATTGCCTTTTTAAAGAAACCAGCTTCAATAACTTTAAGTTGTGATTTATTTGCGTTGAATACTGAATCAACTAAAGGTGCTAATGATACATCAAATGTATTATAGTTTGTTGCGTATGTATTAATATCTTTAGTCCATCTTCTTCTATATGGTTCATCTATGTCGTTATAATCTCCTTGAGTAAAGGTTCCTAAATAATTTTTATATTCAGAACTTAATACTTTAAAATCATCTGTGAAAAATCCTTCATATTTGTACCATACTGTTTCTGTTGGTTGTATAGGTCTTTGTTGTTGTTTACCTTCTTGATCAATAACAGTTACACTACCTCTTGTATCAAACCCACATAAAACGAATTGTACTTTATCTTTAAATAAATTATATGTGGAAGAAATTCCATTTGACATTAACTCTAAATCGTGTAAATGTGATGACCCACCTAACCAACCAAATCTAACTTTATCTGATTGAACAGGTTTATTTTGAAACTGTGGTTCATCTTCATTTACCGCATTTGGAAAAACAACAACATTACTAACTTTTAATTTATCTTTAATCGTTTTTGCAAATATTGAAGTTGTGGTGCTAACATAATCAACGGCCTTTAACATGTCAATTTTCATTTCACCAACTTTATTCATTTTAATTGCCATATACATTGGATGCCTTTGATCAACAAACCATAGATCATCAATATCCATTATAGTAATAATACCTTTGGATTTTAACCAATTAATTCTTTTAATGTTATGTTCGTGATTTGTTTGATGGATAAAAGTATGAAAAACTACAATATCGTAGTTTAAAAAATAATCATCTCTATCTTCCGCATTATACGAAATATCTACGTGAATATCCTCTGAATGTTTATCTGAAATGAATACAAATGGATCCATCATTCTAAACTTACCCACACCATGCTTATCCGATGGAATTGCTAAAATTCTAATTTTTGACATTTAAATTAACTTATATGTCTAAAATATAACTAAAAAATTTGAGAAAACAAAATTACTTGGCTTTATTTACTCCTGTAATTTTACCCTTGAAAATAGAGTCTCCCACCTTCAATACTAAATTTTCATTAATAGATGATGTTGTGGATGCTGTAAGGATTTGATTTAATTTTTCATCCATTACTTTACGAACTGTATTTTCAATTAGAACCGCGATTGCATTCATATCAATATTGTTATTAACAATAGTTTGTTTTGTTTGTGCAGATGGTCTTGTTGCAACACCTTCTTGTTCCATTAAACGTTTTGCACCTTTAACAAAATCCATATCTAAAGTATCATTTAAAGAAATTTGTTGAATTGGGTTTTCCATCATTGCTTTTTTAATAGCGTCGGGTAACTTTGAATTTTGAATTTTATCAATATCCATATTACCACCTACAGGTCTTGTATTAGGTTGTTGAGGTGTTTGCATTTCCATTAATTCTGAAGGATCAGATCTTAACATTTCACTATTAACATGACCTCTTTCATAATTTCCACCATCAACTTTATTCATTACTTTCTTTGCTTGTACTAACTTTTTCATTAAATCGTTAGATGATATTGATCCTTGTTGTGCCATGTTAATAAATATTTTATATTATAATAAACTATTTTAAGAAAACATTAAACGTTTAATGTTTTTAATACTTTCTTGTAAATTTTTATTTTCCTCATCTTCCTCAGGATTTGCAACTGGTTTTTCTATTTGTTTTGGTTGAGGTAATTCTTGTGTTTTTGGTTCCGTTGTTTTAGGTTCTGTTGGTGTAGGTTCAGGTTTTGTTACAACTTTCTCAGGTTTAGTTTGAGTTTTTGGTTGTGGTAATTCCGTTGTTTTTGGTTCCTCGGGTGTAGTCGTTGTTGTCGGTTCAACACTTGGAGTTGGTTGAGTTGTTGCAGTTGCCGAAGGGACACTTGGTTTTGGTTTAACAATCCTTGGTTTTTTAACCTCAGGTTTATTTGTCCAATCTGTAGTTACATATGTAACACTCATAGATCTATCATCACCTTCTTTATAATCGGGTCTTTTCTGATCAAATGTTTCATCACTAACTCTTAGATCGCTCATTCTACTAACCATAAAAGTTCTCCAACCTGTTTTATCAAATCCTTTTTTGGATACTGAAGGTGGTTGGACATATGCACGAATAACTAAATTACCTCTTTTACTTAACCCTAAAGCCACGGCTTCAGCGTCAATTCTTTTACCAGGTTTAACACTATCTTTCGCAGGTTTTCTTGGACCTGTATAAAAAAAAGAAATCTTATTCCTATTTTTGATTGAGTCAACTATAGGTTTAGTTTTTGATGTCTTTAAAATATTTTGTTCTTCAAGTATTTTGAAGATTGTATTTGTAAAACTCATTACGTTGTTGGATGTCTATTATATTCTTTTTTAGAGTTATAACTATTCTTACCGGTATTTTCTGTTCTTTTTAATATATCGGTTGTAGACCCTATAGTTCCGTTTTCATCTTTTTGTCCTTTACCATTTTCATCTCCGTCAGAAATTGCATCAGGATTTGTACTATTATATTGATTCTTTTTATTAAACTTATTTTTAACTAAATTTTCAGTTCTTTTTAATACATCAGTTTTAGTACCTACTTGACCTGTTTCGCCTTTTTGTCCTTTACCAAAATCATCACCATTAGAAATTGCATTAGGATTGTTAACACCATATTGATTATGTGATCCGTATGTATTTTTACCCATTAATAAATTTCTATTTGAGATATCTACAGACGTTCCAATTGCAACATTATCTTCTTTTTGACCTCTACCTTTAGTATCGCCGTCCGCCAATGCATTTGGATTTGTTAAACTATATTGGTTATTTTCATTGTAAATATTCCTACCCGTATTTGTTATTCTATTCTGTATATCTGTAGAAGAACCAACGGTACCATAATCACCTCTTTGTCCTTTTCCCTTATCATCACCATTAGATAACGCATCAACGTTTTGACTGTTGTATAAGTTTTTTTCACCATAAGAATTTCTTGTTAGAGATTCTTTTCTAAATTGTTCTGATATTTGATCTAATTTTGTTGCCATATTATAACATTAATTTTTTTATTCTTTTAACTTGTTCAAATAAACCAGTTAATTTTATTGACGACACTGAATTTTTTTCTGAATTAGAATTAAATTTAAATGAAGGTAACCAACTTGATTTTTTTGTATGTTTTTTTAAGAAACTATTTTTTCTTTCTCCCGTTGTACTTGAAATATCATCAGCTTGTTTTCTACCTTCTTTTCTATTTTGAATTAAATCTCTCTCACCCTGAAGATATTGTTTTGACCATGTATCCATTAGATCACCACCAGCCAAGTCATACCTAACTCTATCAGCAACTTTATCCATACCTTGTATGTCATGAATAATACGTTTAAGTTGACCATATGTTACTTTTTTATCAGTTAATAGTTTTTTTGCTCTCATTACCCCATGCACATTTTGACCATTAAGACCGGTAACCGTATGGTTGATCTTGTCTAATATGTTTTGGGGTAAATCAAAATCCCTATGTTTTAACTCTTTATTCATTATCGTCTTTAAGTCCTTTCAAAATATGATCTGGTTTAAGACCATAAGTTTTCATACTATTTTTAAGTGATTTTATTTGTTTTGCAACTATTGGATTGATTTCAATTTCTTCAACCTCTTCTTCTTTGGATAAAACATCATTATCTTTTCCTTTTTGTTTTAAAAGGTTATCAATGTATTCTTCCATGAATTTTTTAGGGTTTTCTACCAATCTCACCTTATCGTCAGGTAATTTTGGATCATATCCCATTTGTCCTAATCTATCTTCCAATTCCTTTGGATCAGTTACACCCAACTCAATAAATTTCTTTTTAGCTTCTTCATAACTAGCATCATCCATAATTGTATCTTCAGCACCTAATGCTTTACTCATATCAGACTCACCCCAATATCTTCTGAATCCCATACCTAATTTTGGTGATATTGATGATTGACCTGCTCCTGTTAATGCCACTTCGTCACTTGTTGAGTTTGATGTTATTTCAGCTCTTGAGTTAGTTGGTTTTTTACTTTTTGCAAAATTACCCGCAGCATCCACAATTTCATCAACCTCTTCCTCTTTTTCTACTTTATCAGGGATTTTACTATAATCTGTTTTATCAGAAAACTCTTTGGCCCATTTAGCCCATTTCTTGTTTTTACCACCTTTAGCCTTAGCATAGAAGAATCTTTGTTGTGCTTTTGACGCAAATTTCTCCTCAATTACCTGTTTTATAAAATTATTCATCTAAATAGACTTTTATATAAATATCAAATGTTATGAAAGATATTTATATTATAATGAATAGACAGAATATTTTAAACTTTTATGGATCTAAATTGGATTTGAAACTAGATTCATCGGAGCTTTATGACTATCAGTTAACCACAAATGAGGTTGATTATGATACAGATGTGTTAGATTTATCTATCCCAATCACATATAGTGCTCTTACAATTGATTCAAGTTGTTTAATAACAAACTTAAATGATCAAAAACCATGGATTGTTCCGATTGATAGTCATTACACAGGAGATACTTGCGATTTTACGGTTAGAAGAAGAACTGAAAAGGGTTGGACATTAGATTTTGTATTTAATAGAGAAGGAAATAATTGGTCAGAAGGAAAGGTGTTTTATTATTTAGGAACAGATGATAATAGTGGTTTATTAAATTATTTAGATAATAATTTATCATTTCAATTTACTAACGATGGTAAAATTAAATGGGTTGCACATCGTTATTCAGGATATTGTGATAACAGCTCAAGTTATATTGGTACACATTATATGTCAGACGATGAAACTTCACCATTATGTGTAATTGACAATAATAAAGATTTTAATTTAACAATTGTTTTTAATAGAAATAAAGAATATGATGGTTGTGATTTAGAAAATGAAGGTGGGTTTAACGATTTAATACAAGGACCACATGCTGTTGAATTTATAAAACCTTTAACTGGTGTTACAGGTATGACATCAACACAAATCGTTACAGGTTACACAATTACAAATACTATTCAAGATTGGGTTACAGGTGGAACAATTACAACTCAATACATTGAAGAATTAAATAAGAAATGGTCAGACGAAAGAGATAAAAGATTAGGTGATTTAAAAATTTATTTAAATGGTAATTTGATTTATACTAAACATAATTGGGAAGAAGTTATTCCATCTTATAGAAATAATCAAACAATTATTCAATCATGGGGAGGAGGACAAGATTATTCGTGGTTTGGTAGTTATTCAACTTGTGGGTTTAATATGAAATCAATCAAATATTACGAAGAACCATTAGATTTCGTTCATGTTAAACATAATTTTAGAACATTAACAGGGTATACTTTTGAAATATGTAATGCACCTTGTGTGGATGATGTATACAAATACGTACCACCAACTGCAACACCAACACCTGTACCAACTAGTACACCAACTCCGACACCGACACCGACATCGGTACCACCTACACCTACACCGACCCCAACACCCACATCAACACCTACAAACACTCCAACTCCTACGCCATCACCAACTTATTTAATAGAACCAACTGGATTTACTTTTGATTTTGATTATATGGTAGTAGATTATTATTTTACTAATGGAAATGATATGGATACCCAAACATATATTTCAAGACCATCAATTATGAGTTTTAGTGATGTTTATAATGAAGGATATGTGGGTACTTGTGGCCAATCAGATAGTCGTGTTTATTTTCCGAATAGTGTAAACCCTATTATATCTTATGGTGGAGATAATCATGATACTTCAGGTGTTGAATCTATATTATTTGATTTGACACAATTTAAATTACAATATACAGGAAATACAATTGAACTAACATTTACTGCAATATGGTTCTTTACTGGTAGTCCAGATCCAGTAAGTTTAAGAGCAACTTTTTATAAAGGAGGATTTATGTATCAAGATGGTTATACATTTAGAAACGATAACCCGACTAATTCTAAGTTAGTAATGTCAGAAGGAAAAGTAATTACATCTGAAAATATAAAAACTTGTGTTCCATTTGAAGAAGTTGGTAAATTTCGATATAATTTAATAAGTACATATGGACAATTCGTATAAAACGAAATATTTAATGTATGTCTTGGCAGATAACAGGTAAATTTATTTTAGTCCCAAAAAACCAAACATTCCCGCCAACGGGAACACCTACGCCGACGCCATCAATCACCGATACACCTACACCAACGCCAACAAATACCCCAACACCCTCACCGACTCCAACAAATGCACCATCTTATGATGTGTTATTATTGGAAGATGGATTTAACTTATTACAAGAAGATAACACTAAAATCATATTATAATGGCAGATCAAAAAATATCCCAATTAACGGAGGTAACTAACCCAAATCCAAATGATGTAATTCCTATCGTAAATGGTGGGTCAACTAAAAAAATAACAGTTGCCAATTTAGCGGTTGCTGGTTCATCAGGAACTTCTGGTTCTAATGGTAGTTCAGGAACATCAGGTAATAATGGTTCTTCAGGAACATCAGGTTCTAATGGTACATCTGGCACAAGTGGAACATCAGGTTATGTGGATAATGATTGGTTATATTTTAGACCAACAACCACAACAATACCACCAACAGGAAATAATTTTGTATTAACGGGTACAACAACATCTAATGGTTCAGTATCTTACAATCAATCTACGGGTATTATAACTTTAGCAGCAAATAAGACATATAAACTTGATGCTAGTTTTGCATTGGCAAATAATGTAAATAATGGTGAATCACAATATCAATGGATAAATGTAACCGCAAGTAATACTTTAATAGGAAACGTAGGAGGTGTGTTAGTTGTTAATAGTACCGCTCCAGCAGCTTGGCAACCATTAGCGGAAGCGATTATTGTCACAACAGGAACAACACAAATAGCATTAAGAAGTATTTTTAGTAACTCAACTGGTGGGTTTACCACAGGTCTGTGTTTTATGACTGTAACCCAAATAAATGGTTGGTCGGGTACTTCTGGAACATCAGGTAGCTCGGGAATAGGTGCAAATGGTAGCTCCGGAACTTCTGGAACAAGTGGTGTCGGAACATCTGGTACAAGTGGAACTAGTGGGGTAAATGGTTCTTCAGGAACTAGTGGTGGAACGGGTAGTTCAGGTACATCAGGAATTAGCGGCACAAGTGGGACTTCAGGTAGTAGTGGCTCATCTGGTTCTAATGGTAGTTCAGGAACGTCAGGTTCGTCTGGAACAAGTCCATCAGGAGTTGCAACAACAACGGTAAACCCTGATTATATTAACGCAGGTAGAATAACATCCGACCAAACAGGTGCTGGAGTTAATAATGATATTATATTTAACTACGCAAATGTAAGTAGTGGTATAACACTTAATACATCAACCGGTGTATTCACATTGACCGCAAATAAAACATATAATTTATTTGCAGAATTAAGTTTTGCAAATTTTAGTGATACGGCAAATGGTTATGTAATATATGATTGGGTAGATGCAACAACAAATACTAGATTAGCCACAACTGGTATAGGTGCAGGTGTAGGTGAGAATATCAATAGAAATACAAATGAATTTAATGCAACATCTACTACTTTAATTTATACACCAAACACAAATCAAACAATAAAAGTTCGTATTGTGGAGGCGGTAGGAACAGTAACGGTTAGAGCCGGCATTGGAACAAAAGCAACGATTAAACAATTAAATCCAACCGTAACGGTAAATAATGGTACAAGCGGCACATCGGGTACTTCAGGTTCATCAGGAACAAGTCCCGCAAATGTTACATTAAAAACAACAGGGTCGTGGACATTACCAACTGGTACTACTACACAAAGTTTTACAGTTGAACAAGGACATAGTTATTCATTGTGGGTAAATGGTAATATTCCAAATGGTATTGTTATTTGGAATGCAACGGTAACATTATCAAACAACAACGTACCTGTAATTGGTGTACAATATGGTTGGTATTATGTTGCGGGAGGTGCTTTAGTTTTAACATCAATTCCAAGTCAGATAATTGGAACTGCGGGAAGTATTAGTACGGCATCTCCTGCGGTGTCAAATACAAACATATTTTCGTTTGGTATAACGAATAATAGTGGGGCTTCACAAACAATTAATTACGGTTATATAAAACTATCGTAATAAAAAATTAAATAGACAGAAAATAAAAGTATTTATATAACATAATGGCAACAACAAGACCCTTCGCATACAACACAGGATCCACTATCAATGGAACAACACAAGTAGGAAACATCGCAATAGGTGTTTCAGATCAAGATTATTCACAAAATCCAGGTGGGGTTAAATGGTGGATGGGGCCTGACGAAGAATTGGGTTATGTTATTGCACACGAGGTTCCGACAGGAGACCAACCAACACCAATTTCAGGTGTAACAGCATATCTTGGTTTTTATAGATCAACAAGTTTAACAGATCAATCTTTTTTAGATTTATTAAATTCAATACCAATTACAAATGGTTTATCATTATTTACAAATGTAACAGACGCATTAAGTTGGTTAACCAATAACGGACATTGGACTTCATATACAAGTTTCGGTAGTTCAGGATTCCAATGGATGACTGTTACCTCAGTTACCGATTCAACCGCATCGGGTATAGGTCAAAACAATATTACCGCAGCAATTACACAAAGCGGAGGTGGTATGGGGATAACTCAAGGAGTTTTCAACCCAACTGCATTCCCTGAACAGTACGGTGTACCATTTACAGGTAATCAAATTTTAAATCAAAACTCAGGAACTTTTACAGCAACATTTAGTCAACCGGTTACTGATGCATTAGTTGCATTTTCTAGTATTGGAAATAATAGTTTATATGTACCAATTCAAGTATCTGCACCGTTTACACCAATTTTTGGAACTAGTGTATCTTATCAAAATCCGGTAAATGGTACTCAATATACTGAACTTACAGGAAATGAAGGATATGCAATTATTCGTATAGATGGTACAGTAAGTAGTGTAACATTTGTATATACCGCGTCAGAATACTATTGCAACGTTTGTTTTGGATTTGTAAATCAAAACAATCTACCAACACCGACCCCTACACCGACAGGTGCACCGACTGCAACACCTACTCCAACACCTACTCCAACGCCAACAGGTGCACCAACTGATACACCTACTCCTACACCAACTGTAACCGCAACTAGTACTCCTACACCAACACCTACACCAACTTATTACTACTATTATTTATTGAATTGTGATTTAGTTACTAATGCTTACGGTAGAAGTTTAGATCCACATATACATTTGTCCGGTTTTACATTTAATGTTGATACTAATATGTGTTACACAATTATTGGTCAGGACCCAAATCCATATTATGATTATGATTTAGATATTTCAACTTCAGTAACGGATTGTACGGATGTATTATGTGGTATAGGTACACCAACTCCTACACCAACTCCTACGGCAACAAGTACGCCTACACCAACACCAACGGTAACAAGTACACCTACACCAACTCCTACGGTAACAAGTACACCTACTCCTACAATTGATTTAAGTGGAGTAACAACTTATACAATTTCGGGATGTAGTAGTTCAAATGTTATTGTCGCTGATTTAGGGCCAGGAAATTTTTTCCCTGGTGATACGTTCTTCTTAGATTTTACAGGTTCAACCGCAAGCGAGTGTTATACCATTATTAATAAAATTGATACAGTACCAGATGACGGAGGTAATCCTATATCATCTTATTCTAATTGTGCGGATTGTATTGATGGGACAACAACAACTTATACAATTTCAGGATGTACTAACTTGAACGTATTAGTTGCCGATTTAGGACCAGGAGCATTTTTTGCTGGAGACGTATTCAACATAACATTTACAGGAGCAACTCCGAGTGGATGTTATAAAATTATTAATAAAATAGTTGACACACCAACAGATACGGGTTCACCACTTACCTTCTACACAACTTGTCAATTATGTGAGGCAGCATTACCTACAGCAACACCTACACCTACACCAACGGCAACACCTGTATTACCAACACCTACACCAACATCTACAAGTACGCCTACACCAACAGCTACATCAACAAGTACACCTACACCAACAGCAACAACAGCATCCGCACCAATGACAATCACAATAACTGAAGTCGGTTCTAATGTTGTTATGTCAGCATCGGGAACAATTAATCTTAGTGGTTTAACACTTGTAGATCCAAGTGCGGGACCTTTTGGTGGTGGTGGATTAGGGGTTAGTACCGCAACATTCTTAATGGGGACATTCCCTGTAAATGCCGCTCAATATAGTGGATTTACAACAACACCTTCTAATTACGGAACAGGAGGTGGAGGAGGAGGTGCAACATCAGGAAGTGGTGATATATTTGGTATTGTTTACCAAGGTACTCCACCATATTCATTATTAGTTCCAACAGGATATACGTCAGGAACAAATATTACAAGTACACAAACATTTACAGGCACTACATTATCAACATTAGGTTTAACTAATGGAACATATACATATACTTGGTCAGGTGGTTCAATTGATATAGTGGTTGGTACAGGATTAGGAGGACCAACTCCAACTCCAACTCCAACTGCAACAAGTAGTGGTGGAGGAATGGGTTCTTGGTATTTCTACTATACTGAAGGTCCATTAACGGTTGGTGCACCAACAGGAAACGGTAATGCTATATTTAGAAATTTAACTGACGCGACACAAGTTTTTGAACCTAATTTTAGTAATGGAACTGGTGAACTATATTTCTGTACAAAAGATAGTAGTGGAACAAGTTTTAATACACAATTTAGTAATTTACAAACAAATGGTGGTACGTTAACAATAACACAAGGAAGTAATAGTGCAATTTTTACATCGCCAACAGGAAATAATTTTGTTTATAATCCAGGTGGAGGTGGTGCAAATGGTTTCTTAATGATACGTAGTTCTCAAAATATAACACAAACACAAACTTGTTCTAAATTCAATGGTATCGATCCAATATCATTATCGTTTAGTTAGTATTTATAACATATGGAATTTCACATAAGACAAGGGGCAACTGACCCAATACTAAAGATGAGAATGGTTGACGACGGTAAAAACGATAAGTCATCATTTAATGATATGTTAGCAGGTGATACCACCATCACCTTTGAAATGTCAGATGTTACAACGGGAGAACCTATGGTTTTAGGATCTGAATGTCTTTTAACCAATAGAACAAAGAAGTATAACTATACAACTGACGAATACTATATCACACATAGATTTACAACCGAACATACATCACAAGTGGGAAGGTTTGAGGGTAAAGTAACAATTACGTTTGATAATGGTAATAAACTTATCCTACCCGTTAAAGAAAAATTATACGTCAATATTTTTTAATACCCCCCTTTTTTCTTATACTTATTAATGTAAACAAGGCAAACTGTGGTTTTCCACAAGCTAATACGTCACATTAAAAAAATATAAAACATGAAAGAGGTTATCTCTCAGGAAGTTATTGAAGGCTTCCTCAATGGTGGCGACGATGAAATGTATATCGTCGGAGTTGAATACGACTACCCAACCAACACAATCTACAAGATTATTCAGGACCCAATTGAGGGTAAAATTATTAAAACTGATACATTTACTCCGTTTTTATGGGTAGGTGATTTAACAGGTTTGAATTTCTATAACAACTCAAAAGCCATGCAAAAGAAACGTATGGGTGAGTTTGGTATTTTAATTGAAAAATTAGATACACACGGCAACGAACGTTTAGAAAATGGTATGACTCATATCGTTAAAAGTATTAAATCTTATACTGATTTAGTTTCGTTCTTTAGAATGGGTGGATTAAATCCATGGGATGAAAAAGTTAGACATAATTTTACAATTTTAAACCCTGTTGAACAATATCTTATACAAAAGAAAAAAAGATTATTTAAAGGTATTGAAGATTACGGTGGTGTGAATAGATTTGTATTTGATATTGAGACCACAGGTCTTGATCCTGAAACTTGTGTTATCATATTGATCGGGGTTAAAGATAATCGTGGTATGAATGAAACAATTCCTGCGTTTGGTGAAGACGGTGAAAAGAAATGTATAGAAAGATTTTTTAAGTATATTAAAGATTTAAAACCTACCATTGTTGCAGGTTATAACTCAGCGTTTTTTGACTGGCCCTTTATATTAAAACGTGCAGAAATACTTGGTGTGGATGTTGATGGTTTAACACAAATCTTTACAACACAAGGAATGAAAGAGAAGGAAGGAATGTTAAAACTTGCAAATGAAATTGAACCATATAAACAACACGTTATTTGGGGATTTAATATTATTGATATTGCACATTCAGTAAGACGTGCTCAAGCAATTAACTCCGAAATTAAATCTTGGGGATTGAAATACATTACAAAGTATTTGGAGAAAGAAAAAGAAAATCGTATATACGTTGATGGTGCAAAGATTTCAAAAATATATTTGGAGAACGAAAGTTATTATGTAAATCCAAAGACAGGTGGTTATAAACAAATCGGAGAACCTGGTACAGAAAATCTAACACAGAAATATCCTGGCAAGTTTGAGATATGGACGGGAAGAAAAATTGTAGAACAATATCTTGATGATGACTTGTATGAGACTATGGTTGTGGATGATAGTTTCTCTCAATCAACATTTTTGTTATCAAAATTAGTTCCTACGACTTATGAAAGAATTGCAACAATGGGAACTGCAACACTATGGAAAATTATCATGTTAGCGTGGTCATACGAACACAACTTGGCAATACCAGCTAAAGATGAGAAACGCGCTTTCACAGGAGGTTTATCTCGTTTATTAAATGTAGGATATGCAAAGAACATTGTTAAGTTTGACTATTCATCACTCTATCCATCTATTCAATTAGTATATGATGTGTTTCCTGATTGTGATGTTATGGGAGTTCAGAAATCTATGTTAAAATATTTCAGAAACATTCGTATTAAATATAAAAACTTATCTGGTGAATTAAAGAATAGTGATCCGGCGATGTCGGAGGTTTACGATCGTAAACAATTACCTATTAAAATATTCATCAACGCATACTTTGGTAGTTTATCCGCACCACACGTATTCCCTTGGGGAGAAATGAATTCAGGTGAAACTATTACCTGTATTGGTCGTCAGTGTTTACGTATGATGATTATGTTCTACATGAAGAAGGGTTATAAACCTCTTGTAATGGATACGGATGGTGTGAACTTTGAAACACCTGAGAGTGCAAAAGATGCTGTGTATGTTGGTAAAGGATTAAATGAATTAGTAACCGAAGGAAAAGAATATACGGGTATTGAAGCACACACCGCAGAGTTCAATGATATTTTTATGAGAGGTGAGATGGGGTTAGATATTGACTATGTTGCACCGGCTTGTATTAATGTTTCTCGTAAGAACTATATTATTAAAATAATAAAGAAAGGAAAAGAGAAAATTAAATTAACGGGTAATACAATTAAATCTAAAAAATTACAAACATATATTGTTGAGTTCTTAGATGAAGGATTAAAGTATTTGTTAAATGGTGATGGACATTCGTTTGTGGAATTATATTATGATTATGTAACGAAGATCTTTGATAAAGAAATTCCATTATCAAAAATAGCAAACAAAGCTCGTGTTAAACAAAGTATTAATGAATATAAAAAGTATGTTATGAAAACTACTAAGGCTGGGTCATTAATGTCTCGTCAAGCACATATGGAATTAATTATGAATAGTGATTATCCCGCAGGTTTAGGTGATACAATTTATTATGTAAATAATGGTACAAAGAAATCATCAGGTGACGTACAGAAAATTACTAAACCAACAAAGAAACAACAAGAAGAATTCACAACAAAGAATGGTTACCCAATGCCAAATGATTTTATTGAAGTGAATTGTTATATGATTGATGAAAAAGAAATATTAAATAATCCTGATTTAAAAGGTGATTATAATGTTCCTCGTTATCTTAATAATTTTAATAAACGTGTTGAACCTTTATTAGTTGTTTTCAATCCATCAATTAGAGAAGATATATTAATTGAAGATCCAAAAGATAGACAATACTTTACAAAAGTACAATGTGATCTTGTAAATGGTTTTCCATTAAAAGAAGAAGGTCAAGATAAGTTAGATGAGGTTATGACTTTGTCTGATAGTGAAGTAATATTTTGGAATAGAGTTGGACGTGATCCTTACTTCATGTATATTGAAAATAGTTTAGAACTTGCTGATCAATATTGGGTGGAACATAATAGAAAAGTTGTTACACTTCAAGCTGAAAGTACTAAATCAAATGAAGAAGAAATAATTGAAACCAATGGTCACGATTACGCATTTCACGCAATAGAAAGTTAGATTACAATAATAGATGAAGGCATTGCTCTAAACTTAAGAGCCTTATTAAGATTCTCCGCTTCGTTACCTTTCCTCTCAAGGATTTTATCGGGGCGGAGTCTTTCTAATCTAGCCATAAGTTCTTCAACCAATTTAGATTTTTCGTCTTTACCTTCCGTAATTAATGATGAGTAATCTAATTTAACCTGACTATCAGGAACTTGTAAATCACCTGAAAATTTACCCCAAATACGACCTAAACCTTCCTTAGCATAAGCAATCAAATATTTTCTAACCCAGTTTTGGGCTGGTTTGTTTAGGTTGTCCCAAGTTAATTGTTCAGTATCAACATCAGATGGTAATTTAATTACGTCTTTATTATTTTTAAGACAACTGTCTCTATCCATAGTATCATAATACCAATACCAAACATTGTAGTTTTTTTGTGCAATAGAACCAAAATCAAATTTACCACCTGGTACATTATATAAATGAATTAATTTCTTTCCTTCAGGACCTGCAGTAATTCTATAAGTTAAGTCACCACCAATCAATCTATTTTTCATAGATCTATCTTGCATCCTTAATAATAAATCAAATGCTGGCATCATAAAGTAAGATCCAGAATTACCCATTTGAGCAAATCCACCTGCACCACCAAATCCCATACCACCAAGACCACCAAAACCCGCCATAAACGGATCAACAAATGCATCATTTAATTCCGCACGTGTAAACCATAATAATTCATTAATTTCACGACCAGCAGGTATTTCATAAACCTGTGTCCCACCTGAAATGGGGAAAAAATCCTTTTTTAATTCCCAATCACCTCCAGCTTGTAAACCTACAATCTTAGAGTATGAATGAGTATATTGAGTTTCGTAATCTAAACTTCTTGTTGTAAATGCTCTCGATAATGATTGTGTGTCAATATCTAATCCCGCAAGAGCAGACCATTGAGATTCTATCAACCAATCACTAACGTATTGTTCGTATTCGGATAAAGCTAACTCCATGAAGGTATCCATTTGCTCTTCAGTAAGTTCAATACCACGAACTGGCATACCTAAAAGGTGAAATACCTGAGTATATAATTTATCCTTTTCCGCTTGTGAAATAATTTGAGACATAATTTGATTTATTATTATAAATATCTTATATTTCTATTATGAGCGAGAAACTAAACGAATTATTCAGTATCTGTGGGATTAACGATTTTGTGTTCCATTTACAAAAAGAGGGAGAAACTAACTTTATAGACTATACTTTAGACCCTAAAACCATTGTGGTTAATATTCCCGATATTGAAGATAAGGAGTTAGATCAGTTATTAACTGATAAAATTAAAGAATTAAAAGAGACTTTTAAGTAGGTCTTTACTAAACGATTCGGAATATTCCCCGTCACCCATTACTTGGTCAATGACGTTCTTTTTCTTTTGTAATATATTATATATAATCTTTTCAACTGTATTCTCAAACACGGGATAATAAACTAACACACTATTTTTTTGACCGTAACGATACGCTCTATCTTCCGCTTGACTATGATGAGCTGGCACAAATGATAAATCATTCATAACCACAACTTCACCGGCAGTTAAAGTAATACCAACACCACCTGCAATGATATTAGAAATAAAAATTTTTATTTTATCTTCATTTTGAAATCTATCAACACTTTCTTGTTTCTTTTCTTTAGACATACTACCATTTAGTATTACAGAGTTCTTTTTGTATTTCTCATGTAACATATCTAATGACATTGTAAAGTTTGTGAATACAATTACTTTCTTTCCTTGGTCTAAACATTTATCTATAATTTCACAAGTATATGGAATTTTTTCATAAGCAATTAATTGTCTAATTTTCATTAAACGATTTAATGTTACACTTAATGTTTCTTTATCTTTATTGTCATTACTAATTCTTGTAAACTCTTCTAATTCCTCATCATACATTTTACTACTTAATTCTACAAAGACAGGTGTAACAATTTTTTCGGGTAAATCTAAAATATCGGTTTTCATTCTACGAAGAACATATGACTTAGTACGTTCACGTAATTCATCTAAGTTACTTGCTCCACTTGTGTTCCACACTTTTCTATTTCCAACTGTAAATTGATAACCTTTACAATAACGACGAACATAAGATTGCCAATTTAATGTCAAAGGTGAATCAACAATCTTTAATAAGTTGAAATAATTTATTGGTCTTGATGTCATTGGTGTTCCTGTTAATAACCAAACTCGTGGTATGGTTTCCAATACATCATTTAATAAACGAGTTCTATTTGCCGTGGAGTTTGAAACATAATGTGCCTCATCTACAATTGCTAAATCAAACTTTTCATTTACCAATAATTTATAGTCATCACTATCTTCACTTTTTTCTGTGGTGTGGTAATTCTTTAATATATCATAATTGATAATATAATAATCAAAAGTAGAACCCCATTTACGACCCTCAACTATTAGTACTTTTCTATCGGTGTAATTTTTAATCTCTCTATCCCAATTTATTTTAAGAGATGCGGGACAAACAATTAAAACTTTCTTCGCACCACTTTCCATTGATGCAATGACCGCGGCCGTAGTTTTTCCTAGCCCCATATCGTCAGCTAATATAAACTTATTGTTTGCTAATAATTTCTCAATGGCGACCTTCTGATGTTCCATAGGAGGACGATTATCGTACGGACTATAATCAATCACACGATTTAACTTTTTTTCTTCTTGAACGATTGCGGACTTAGGTAACCACATCGCGTGGTTTTGTTGACTATCAATTACTTTACCCCAAATATGAAATGCTTTATCAGATTCACATAACAATTTTTCACACCATACTTTTTCGGGTGGTAATGGTAATAACATTTCTTCCATTAATTTCTCACCAAATGTGGAAACGATATTGATGTGTTTACGAGCAACTTTAGGGGAGGTGTCTTTATATTTGATGACGTATTCCGACTGTGGACGAGTTAATTTAAAGTTTTTAACTTCCACAAATTTACGTTTGTATTCTAATAAAACATTATTAGATCCGTCATATTCATTTAATATTTCCCTTGCTTCAACCTCAGGTATTTTCTTTTCCATCTATTATATATAATATAACTAAATAGAATGGAAGATTAAACTATTTATTAGGATATGAACAATAAACTACCAATTACTCGTTTAGGTAAATTCTTCTCCCAAGATGACTTTGATATCAATATTCAGATGGGTCAGGAGTATCTACACGGGGATTTGAATATGAAATTGGTCTTATATCGTGTTGATAGACAAAAGACCGATAATGACGACGTATACGCCGAGGCGGGAATGGATGAAATTAAGTTTTTTCCTCCCGTTGAGTTTAATGCATTAGTTAAAATTGAGGAACCAAAAAATTCAACTTATACTAAAGGATTATTGAGATATAATGAGCCAGGTAATATGACATTATCTGTTTACATCACACATCTCAATGAATTGGGAGTTGATATTAGATACGGTGATTATATTGGTTATGCGGATTCGGAAGAAAGATTAAGATATTATACCGTTACAAATGACGGTAGAATTACATCGGATAATAAACATAAAATGTTTGGGTACAAACCACATTATAGAAGTATAGTTTGTGCTCCAACACAAGAAGGAGAATTTAGAGGAGTTTAATATGGGAATACCTAAAAGAAAAAACATGATCAATGTTTACGGAGATAAGGAAACTTATCAAGGTGAAAGTATAGGAAAAAGAAGACAAGAGTTATTAGATAGAATAACCAAGTCAGATTCATTTCTTCCTGATTCTATATTACATGATGATTTAGATAAGGGTATGTTGGATTATATTAAAGAAACTTTTAAAGTAGTTTCCGACGGGGTTCAGATTCCAGTAATAGAAAAAATATTAACAATCCAAAGATGGGGTGAATTTAGTGCTAATTGGGAGTTTTCAGATGGTGACGGTAACGTAAAATTACCTTTTATTGCTATCATTAGAAAACCAGACGTACAATTCGGTACAAATCCATCAATACAAAGAACGATACCTGATAGACATCAATTCCATTACGCAACAGTTCCAACTTGGGACGGTAATCAAGTAGGTGCTGATATCTACAAAATACCACAACCAATCCCATGTGATATATCATATGAAATTATAATTGTATGTAATAAGTTTAGGGACTTAAATAAGTTTAATAAAATTGTTTTACAACATTTCTCATCAAGACAAACATATACAACAGTTAAAGGTCATTACATTCCAATTATTTTAGATACTATTGAAGATAATACACCAATGGAAACAATGGACGGTCGTAGATTTTATATGCAAAACTATAAATGTACTATGTTAGGGTTTCTAATTGATAGTGATGAGTTTGAGGTTAAACCCTCGATTACAAGATCATTTATTGTAAATGAATCTTTAGGTGGAGCAACTTTTAAAAGAACTTATATTAGTAAAACAATAGATCTGGTTATATCCACAATTGTGGCAGGTGAAAATCAAACAACATTTACAGTTGGGGAAAGTATTAATGTTTTATTTAATGTGGCGATAAATGGTATTGTACAAGAAAAAGATGTTCATTACCGACATTTAGGTGGAACATCTAATATTATTTTTGATTTGGTTGGTACACCATTATTAGGTGATGTTATAACAGTAAGTTATTATAAGGGTAAGGGAGATATAATGTACGATCAATTTGGTCATGTGTTACAAGTTGGTCGTGAAAGTTTTACATTTAATGGTAATGATCTATTCTTCACCTTAAGTCAAAAAATAAATTCAGTTATCAGTATTACAACTAATGGGTTAGTTGAATATAATGAAGAAGGTTATATATTAACGGATGTTGATGAAGTTACCCTTACAAGTGCACCTGTTAACGGATCTAAAATTGACTTCGTTTATTTATATTAATCGTCCCCATAGATATCTTTCTTTTTAGGTTTACAGTATTCTTCCACAAATTTTTCAAGGACTTTATAAATCTTAAGTCCATTTTTATCACAGTGATTCTTTAACATTTCGTGGTGTTTTTCACTTATTTTGACATTTTTTTGTTTGTTTTCCATATAAAAGATAATTAAAGATAAATAACTATCTTTTTAAGAAAAGTTGGGAAATCTTTGATAAAAACAAAGATATTTATTAGATAAGTAATAAAATTAATTTAACCAAACAAAAATCAATGGCAAGTAATAACAGAGTTTTCGTGTCTCCAGGTGTTTATACATCCGAGCTCGATTTAACATTTGTAGCACAGAGTGTAGGTGTTACAACATTAGGTTTAGTGGGTGAGACATTAAAAGGTCCCGCTTTCGAACCAATTTTAATTTCAAATTTTGACGATTTCAAATTGTATTTTGGATCAACATCACCTGAAAAAGATGGTGACGGCAACCCAAAATATGAATTAGGATACGTCGCAAAATCATATTTGCAAGAATCAAACCAATTATTTGTAACAAGAGTATTGGGTCTTACAGGTTATAAACCATATAAAACTTTTGGTATCAAAACTATTGGTGGTGTTATTTTAGAAAAGTATACGGGAGCTGGTAATTACGAAGTAAATCCCGCTTTAAGTACTACATTTGATAATACACCTGAAATTTATGATAATTTAGTAGATAAAGTTTCTCATGACGGTACTTTTATTACTGATTATATCATTAAAAAATATAGTGGATTAACAAATGCTGATAATGGTAAATGGTTTGTAATGGGTAAAATACCAACAGGTGAAACATTACCGAACGCGGCAAAAGAATTAGTTTCTCCATTAACAGGAAAATTTAATAGTGAAAATAACAATACTAAAGAATGGTATAACGTATTGTTTAATTTAGCAACACCGGGAGATCCATCAACTGTTGATGCGGTTTATTCATACTTATTTGTATGGAATAGTGGAACAACTAAATTTGATGTTACAAGATATGATTATGATGCAAAAGTGGCCGAAGATTATAATAATGTTGTAGTTGCGGCTATTAGACCAAGAGGTATATATAGCGGACAAACTTTAATTCATGAAGTAACAGGTAATACAAGTTTCACTTTAACTGAAGTTTCAGGTTACACATTAGACTTTAACCCAATGGGTGAGTTTACAATTAACGTAACAGGACATACAGATGGTGCAAAAGAATTTACATGTACATTTGATACAACATCTTCAAAATACATATCTAAAGTATTGGGTACCGAACCATTTGATAAAGATCACGGTGAATACCCTGTTTATGTACATGAGGTTTATCCTAATTATTTAATGGCGGCTTATGAAAGAGGTTTAGTTAGAGGTATTTCTATGGAAGCTTCTTACGAATTAGAAGGAACTAACTTTTTACACCAATGGGACACAACAATATCTCCAATGGTTGTATCTGAAGTTCGTGGTGGTAGTGTTGCTGATTTATTTCAAGTTATTACAATTTCAGATGGAGAAGCTGCTAACTTTCAAGTTAAAGTTAATATTCAAAACATTAACTTAGAAACAATGGAATTTGATTTAGTAGTACGTGATTTTAACGATACTGACGACAATCAAGTTGTTTTAGAGAAATATTCAAGATGTTCAATGAATCCTGACATGCCAGGTTACATCGCTAAGAAAATCGGTACATCCGATGGTGAATATGCTTTAGTTTCAAAAAGAATTATGTTAACAATGGCAACAGATGCCCCTGTAGATGCAGTACCTGCCGGTTTTAAAGGATTTGCCAATAATAGAAATTTTGGTTATGGTACCTCATACACATTTGGTGACGTTATATTTAAAACAAAATATAATGATGCTGGCGATGTTGAAACATATGATGTATCAGGGGCCCCAAATATTGAAGGTGGAGACAAAGTTAGAAAAGTAATGTTGGGTTTATCTAGTACAGTTGGATTTGATCAAGATTTATTAAAATTCAAGGGTTCAAGTGGAACAACAGAAACATATGGTTTCCATTTATCTTCAAATGCTTCGGGAATTACACAAACTTATAATGGTTTTACTGGTCAAACTTATCAAACAACACCATACGATTTAGAAGGTCAAACACATCCCGATACTAATAAATTAACAAATATTAACTATCGTAAGTTTACGTTTGCGGTTTATGGTGGTCATGATGGTTGGGATATCTATAGAACTAAAAGAACAAATACAGATGCTTATATTTTTGGTAAAACAATTTATAAATCAGGACATACAGTAAATGATGGTGTATTTAGTTCAAATGTAGGTAATTCTGATTACTATGCATATTTACAAGGTATTAAAACATATGAAAATCCTGAAGCAATCGATATCAACGTATTTGCAACTCCAGGTATTAACTTCCAAGATCACAGTTCATTAGTTAATCAAGCAATTGATATGATTGAGACAGATAGAGCGGATTCATTGTATATTATGAACTCACCTAATATTACAGGTACAACCGCAACAGATGAAATTGTTACCGCTTTAGATGGTGCATCAATTGATTCTAACTACTCAGCAACATATTGGCCTTGGATTCAAGTAAGAGACACAGATAACGCAACTCAATTATATATCCCACCAACAGGTGAGGTTGTTAAGAACATTGCCTTAACTGACAATGTATCTTATCCTTGGTTCGCAGTTGCGGGTTACAGTAGAGGTTTGGTAAACGCAATTAAAGCAACCAAAAAATTGACTTTAGATGATAGAGACGTATTATATAAGAACAGAATTAACCCAATCGCAACATTCTCTGATACAGGTACCATTATATGGGGTAACAAAACGTTACAAGTTAGAGAATCAGCTTTAGATAGAATCAACGTAAGAAGATTATTATTAAGAGCAAGAAAGTTAATTTCGGCGGTTTCTGTAAGATTATTGTTTGAACAAAACGATGACCAAGTAAGAAACGAATTCTTAAGATTAGTTAACCCTATCTTGGATTCAATTAAGAAAGAGAGAGGTTTATACGATTTCCGTGTAAAAGTGTCTAACGATCCTGAGGATATCGATGCAAACACAATGAGAGGTAAGATTTATATCAAACCAACTCGTTCTCTTGAATACATTGATGTAGAGTTCGTAATTACTCCAACAGGAGCTTCATTTGAAAATATCTAATCTAAAAGGGGATATAAAAATAAGAAGAGTATCAGAAATGGTACTCTTTTTTAATGCTCCACGTGGAACGTTTTGTATAAAAAAAAAATAATTATACTTTACCCAGAATACTAGAACTGGATATACTAGTATTTATTAATGATATAATATTTATTGAAGTAGAGTATTAAACTGGAACTAGATACTGGAGCCTGTAAAAAACTACGAAAAATAATTGACATAAACAACCTTTTTGAGATAATTAATTCAAAATAAAATTATTTTCCTTTTGGATATATTTATTAGAAAGTAAATAACTAACAAAACTTAACAAACACACAATATGGCCGATTTATTAATGAAAATGCCGACACCTTACGAACCAAAAAGGGTCAACCGATTTATCGTAAGATTTAACTCATCTTTGGGTATAAACGAATGGTACATTTCAGCTGCCGCTAGACCAAGTGCAAAAATCAATTCAGTTGCAATTCCTTTCCTGAACACTTCAACATATGTTGCAGGTAGATTTGAATGGAATGAAATTAAAGTGACTTTTAGAGATCCAATTGGACCTTCAGCTTCACAAGCACTTATGGAATGGTTCCGTTTACATGCTGAATCTGTTACAGGTCGTATGGGATATGCCGCAGGTTACAAAAAAGATGTAGAATTGGAGATGTTAGATCCAACAGGAGTTGTGGTTGAAAAATGGTTATTGGAAAACTGTTTCTTAACTGATTTAAACTTTGGTGATTTAGATTACAATAGAGATGAATTGGCAAATATCACATGTTCATTAAGAATGGATAGATGTATTTTGATATATTAATATTACAATTTTTCATATACGAAAACCGATAGTTCACAAGATTATCGGTTTTTCTTTTTTAAAAACTTTACTTTGAACTAGTTATTAAGTAAATTATAGTATTATGGAAGAAATGAGAATTGACCCAACGATTGCGTATGATGTAGTAGAATTACCAAGTAGAGGTATTCATTACTCAAATAAAAGAAAATCAGTTAGAGTTGCGTACTTAACTGCTGCAGATGAGAATATATTATCATCACCTAGTTTCTTAAATACTAATACGGTTATACCTGAATTACTTAAAAGAAAAATTTTAGATAGAGATTTTCCAATTGATGAAATAGTAGAGGAAGATAGACAAGCTATTTTAATATTTTTAAGAAACACCGCCTTTGGTTCTGAATATATATTAACAACATACGACCCAAAAACAGAAAAAGAATTTAATACCACAATTAATTTAGAAACCCTTAAGATTAAAGACTTCAATTTATCTGAAAACTCAGAGGGAGAATACAGTTATTATTTAACAAAAAGTAAAGTTGATGTAACATTTAAATTTTTAACAAGAAAACAAGAGGATGAAATTGATAAAATAAAGGATAATTGGTCAGGAAATGGGGTTGCACCAATTGTAACAAAACAACTTGAAATGATGATTAAATCATTCAATGGTGTTAAAGATGCATTAAAGATTAGAAGTTTTGTTGAAATGATGCCTATTAGAGATTCACAAGAATTTAGAAAATTTATACAAGATAATAAACCAGGGTTAGACTTAACCCAAGAAATCACAACCCCATCAGGAGATAATATCCAAGTTAATATTGGATTTGGGGTAGAATTTTTTCGTCCTTTCTACGGATTATAGAAAGTCACAATTAGATGAAATTTTATTTTTAGTTAAAAAAGGATTCTCATATGGGGACATTTTAACTATGCCAGTTTATTTAAGAAAATATTACGTTAATTATATAATAGAGTTGGAAAATACTAAATAATTGTATTTATAGGTATGGCAGTAAGTTTATCAGACGTACAAAAGGCAGCAGCAACCGGAACCGACATGCAATATACGGCAGCGTATGGGGCACATTTTGGTAATACCACAAATGCTGCGGCGGATAAATCAGACATGGCAAAAGCGTATAATGCTAGTCGTGGTAATAATAATTCTAATTCTAATTCAAGTTCATCATCAATGGGTTCAATTTTAGACCCATATAATGTAATAAAGGCAGGACAAGGAGATTCTAGAATTTCTCAAATGTCGGAGCAATTAAAAACTGGATTAGAAACTGAAGCGGATTTAACTGATACGGTAAAACTTAACGAAGCAATTTTAAAACAATTAAAATTAGAGTCAGATTTACATACTCAGATTAATGAGGGTATGGGAATGACAGGTAAATTATCCGAGGCTTTTAGAGATTCAATAATTGATACATTACCTAAAGCGGCAATGTTAGGATACGATATTCAAAACATTAGTGATGCCGTTATAAATTTATCTGAAAAAACAGGTAAGTTAAATATCATCGCATCTAATACTTTAGAACAAGGATTTGAGACTGCTCGTGCATTTGGTATGACTTTACCCCAATTAACTGAAGCAATGGGTGAATTTGAAAAAGTAGGTTATGGTGCGGCAGATACGTTAGATCAGATTAATAAAGTAGGTATGAAATCAGCCTCACTTGGATTAAACGCAAGAAAAACAACACAAGATTTAAAAACAAACATTGAAAAATTAAATGAATTTGGATTTAAAAATGGGGTGGATGGATTAAACAGAATGGTTCAAAAGGCTGCAGAGTTTAGAATGAATATGGCAGAGACTTTTAAAGTTGCTGAAAAAGTTATGAATCCTGAATCTGCAATTGAATTAACTGCAAATATGCAAATGTTAGGTGGTGCAATAGGTGATCTTAACGATCCACTTAAGTTAATGTACATGGCAACTAATAATGTAGAGGGATTACAAGACGCTCTTCAAGGTGCTGCTAGTACTTTAGCAACGTACAATTCAGAACAAAAACGATTTGAAATAACAGGTGCTAATTTAAGAAGAGCACAAGAAATGGCTAAAACGTTAGGTGTAGATTATAAAGAATTTACTAAAGGTGCAATAGCCGCTCAGGAGAGAATTTTAGCAAACGATACGTTATTATCAAAAGGATTTAATATTGATGATAAAGAAATGGAATTCCTTACTAACTTATCATCAATGAAAGATGGGGAGATGCAAATTGTTATACCTAAATCATTACAAGAAAGTTTAGGAAAAGAATTAGGAGCAAATGAATTAAAATTAAGTGAATTAAGTAGTGCTCAAGTTGAATTGTTAAAAAACTATCGAAAAGATTTAGAAACAAAAACACCAGCCGAAATGGCTCAAGATATGTTTAGTGAAACTGGAAAAATTAGAAATGCTACTGAGGCCACCGCAAAAGCTTTAACTACATATGGTAAAAGACAAATATTTGGTAGAGAAGGTAGAATGCAAACAGAAGGTAATTTACCTATAGTATTACCAGCTATAAAGGCGTTAGGAGAGTTAAGACAAGGTCAATATGAATTTTCAAAGGATAATAATTATATAAAAGGTATAATTGATAAACCACTTAGTATATTAAAATCGGGAACAACATTTTTAAATTTAGCTTTAACTAATATGGTAGACACAATTACCAACGCCACTCAAGCTTTAAAAAACTCAACAAAAGGAACCCCAACTGATGAACAGAAAAGGATAGAGGAAGAAAATAATCGTAGAAAAGAAGGACAAAAGGCGGGAAATGCGTCCGTAAATCATTATCATACATTTAAGATATCAAAATCTAATAATTTAGAAAATTATTCAATAGACCAAACTTCCAAAGGTTACACAGGTAACCAAACAATACCATATGATCTAGATAATATGACTTAACAATACAATCAAAAAATCATATATTATCTATTTATAGATAAAAGAATAAGATGCCGAAATACCTAGATTTTGATACTACTAAAGATTTTAGGGATAATCTCTTAAAAAGGACATTAAATCCTGTTTATGGAAAAAGTCCATCCCCAAAAACTTTCACAAGTTCTGACTATAGTATTCAAACTTTAGGAGATAGTTCAAACCTGTTATTACCTCAAGTAGATGGTAATAGGAAAAATGATTTATCATTACCTCAAAAGTCCAATATATTCAAACCAAACGAATATTTTGTAAAGGACACAATTGAAGATTTACCAAGAAGAGCAAATTTAAGTTTATATCCATATTTTACTCAAAGTGACGAAAATCTAATAGGTATCATGTTAACTAAGAATTATGATACTGAATCTGAACTTTTTAAATTTGCATCAAAATATATTAGAACAGATTCAAATGGTCCTGTTTTGGCAAGAATTAATCAAAATCTTAATACCGCAATAAATGCAAAAAATAAGATAGGTGAGGCTTTAGGGGGTAATACAACCACTTTAATTAATATTATTAGAGGTAAAGAACCTTTTATTGAAGGAAATAATAAGATTACTGTATCAAGTTCTTTATTAGGTAAGGGAGTTGATTTTTTACAAACTGTAGCAGGAACCCAATTACCTTTTAGTATAATACCTGGAGATTATCTCACAAACCCTCGTAATCCCGTTAATATAAGACCAACAGATGTTTCATCAGGAACAAAGGCTTGGCAGGATTTAACAGGTGTTTTAGGGTCAATAGTGGGTATTCAGAGAAGACCTTTACCATCAAGAAAACCATCAGATATATTGATTGAACATATGGGTAGTTCATCAAAAAATAGGTTATTTGATTTATTATCGTATTCAAAGTATTCACCAAATTATACCACAACGGCAAGATCACAAATGTCGACTAAATTAGGAAAATTTCCAAGTCAAATTGCACAGGGGGTTAAATCTCTTTTAGGTATGGAGGCACCAACTAGTGGGGCTTATATAGGTGACGATAGAGAAAATAACGTAAAAAACGCCACAACTGATTTATTTAGTGGACGACCAAATAGAAGTAGTTATTATCTAACCCTTATGTATGATAAGGTGTCAGCAGAATTATTTCACAATACAAAGAGTATAATTGAGAATGGACCAATAGGTGGTAATTTAACTTGGATTAGTAAAAATAGAACAGATAAATCTGATATTAGTGTCTTAGATAAAACAAAATCAACCAATTTTAAATTTAGAACTGATTCTATTTTAGAAACTACACAACAAATATTAGATTCTAAACCACAAAATGGTGGAGATGCATTAGCACATATTGGACATGTATTAGATCAAACAAGTAAGTTTTTTAAAGACGGAGATACATATATTTCAAGGGGTTCTGGTGTTAAATATATGGATAATTCAGGTAAAGATATAGGTGTTGAATATGCGAGGGTATGGACTAAAAATAGACCATATTTTAATTACGGCGACACAATGCCATTATATAAGGAAACTACAAATAAACCTTATTATAGTGGAACTACAACCCCATATAGAAGAACCGGTATAAGAAAATTTGATAGTAGTGTAATGACAAATACATGGAACCTTAACATTGCACCAATGTCTGATGGTACTTCAAGTGATAAGTTTCCTGGATCAAGCAATATACTACCTAATCCAAATGGAAATGGTTTTTATGCTAAAAAGTATATGTTATCTATTGAGAACTTAGCGTGGGCTTCATCAACATTACCTGGATTTACAGTTAACGATTTACCATATTCAGAAAGAGGACCTAATGGTGGTCGTGTTATGTGGTTTCCACCATATGATTTAAAAGTATCAGAACAAAATAGTGCAAAATGGGAACCTAACACATTTTTAGGTAGACCAGAACCAATTTATACATATCAAAATAGTGAAAGAAATGGTACAATTGGATTTAAAGTAGTTGTCGATCACCCAAGTGTTTTAAATTTATTAATAAGAGAACATTTTAAATCTGTTAATGAGCAAGATACGGACGCATATATAAACGCATTTTTTGCTGGTGCAAAAGATATTGATTTTTATAGTTTAATTAGACAATATTCACATTTGGATTCAGATGATATTAAAATGATTCAAAATTACTTAGGTAATGGAGGTAATCCATCTGATATTCAAAGATTTAAAAATGGTGTTAGTTCCGTAGTAAAAGATAGTCCAGACGGTACTTCAACCCAAGATGCAAATAAAGAAAATGTTAAGAAAAAATTAAAATTAGTTTTTCCTAATGCGGAACCAGGAAAAGGAGATTCAAGTAAATCAGAATCTAATTATGGAACTTTTATGTCAAATATAAGTAAAACTAAAATTGAAACGTCACTAAGATCTACTTTATCTAAAATTATTACAGGAACAACAGAAAATGATTTAAAAGATTGTATAAGTGTTTTTGGAAGAGATAGAATTGGGAGTTTAGATTCAGGTACCACCATAAATAGAATTGCCACAGATTTACAATTAATGTTTACAGCAAACGATACTGCAACATCTGATATGGTAAGTACGTTAAACACGTTAAAAAAAGATTTAGAAAGTAAAAGTGTTATTGGAGATGTAGTAATATTAATTAACTCAACAACGTCAAGAGCAGGAGAAGAAAAAGGTAATTATACATTATCTGTTAGAAGATCACATGCCGTTTATTTAACCGTATTAGATATATTAAATAAAAATAAAGTAGCAAGTAAATGGGATTTTAAAAAATTAGACAGCCAATCATTTGCAGATGGAATGGAGGTATACACTTATGAAAATCAATATCCATTAAGTTCAATAGATAAAGGATTAGGTTATGAAGGTCAAACGGGTAATCTTATCATAAGAACCACAAATTACGGATATAAAGCTAACATGGATAATGTTGATTGTAGTAAAGTTGATTATCAAAATAAAGATTTAATTGAATTTACACCATTATCATATGGTTGTAGAGCGTCAATATTCTCAGTTGAATATGACAAATCTAAAAAAGTAGATAGACCAATTAATGGTTCGGTTAATACTAAATTAAATCCAATAGGTACAATTAGTACTAATAAAACTAAACCTACCATTGATGTGATGAAAAGAATAATAATGAAAACATTATCGGAAGAATTTTACTTTAAAAAATTAGAGGAAAGTTCACCGATGATTTATAGTTCATTAAAAGAAAAATTAAGATATTTTCATCCAGGTTTTCACTCAATGACACCTGAAGGGTTAAACTCACGTTTAACATTTTTACAACAATGTTTAAGACCTGGAGACACAATACCAGTTAAAGGTTTGTCCGATAACTCAGATATAAATGCAAGGAATACAACATTTGGTCCACCACCTGTTTGTGTTTTAAGGGTTGGAGATTTTTATAACTCAAAAGTTATTATAAAAGATCTTAATATACAGTTTGATCAAAACGTATGGGATTTAAATCCTGAGGGTATCGGAATTCAACCAATGATTGCAGATGTTACAATGCAAATAAGTTTCTTAGGTGGTCAAGGATTAGAAAAGCCAGTAGAAAGATTGCAAAATGCATTATCATCGAATTTCTTTGCAAACACTGAAATGTATGACGAAAGATCAATTACAACAAACACAAAAATGGGAGGTAAAGATACAAGTGAATTTACAAAAGAATTTATACAAAGTTTAAATGACACACAAATCCCAACTACAGGTTTAAAAGATAGTAACGGTAAAGGGTTAACTCAAGGTCAACATATTGGTTTATTTGTAAGTACTAGTGTAAATGGAGGACCTGAAGTTAAATCAATTAATTACAAATATTTGGTTAATGATTTATTTAAAGAAACGGAAAATTATTTCTTAAGTTACTCGGATATGTACAATAACATACTTACAACTTATGGTTCATTATTAACAAATTTATTAATTAATAAAGATTATAGGGTGTTAAAAACATATAGTGGAGGTACAATGGGAAATATTGAATTTTTTGGTTTATATAAATCACCAAAAGATTTATCATATATGGTAAATTGGACAAATAGTAATATATTAAAATATTTAAATGAAAAATACGTTGGAGACAAGTATTATATTTTAGACATGTTAAAAATAAAAGAAAAAATACCTGTTGAATCCGCCGAATATTATGCGTCAACAATACACAATTATATTATTAATAATCTTATAGATAAATTAAATACAATGTTAGAAATTCCATCTATAAAGAAATTTACAACAAATAGAGATAATTTAATTAAAATATTAGATAAAGTTAAATTTATACTTGATAATGGTTATGATGTTAAAATTGATAATGGAAAAACATATAAGTCAACATTTACAACACCAATTAATTTTTATGACAGCGTAAAAAATTGTATAGATTATATTAACAATGACACTAAAAAAATGTACACTAAATTGGACACATCAATAAATTTTAATGATCAAGTATATAATGATAAATCAATAAAAGATATAATTTATACACTTTACTATGAAGATAGAACAAAAATTATTGGTGCATTAGGAGTTGGTTTACAAACAACAAACGAATATCAAGTTTTGGATGAAGTCAATACAAAACTTATTGATGTATTCTATAAAGAAAAAGAAGTTAAAATTAAATTTGAAAAATCACCAAAACCTAAAAATGATAATGATATTACTTATATTATAAGTAGTGAAATATTAGACACCACAACGGACGAAATAAAAGAAATTTTTAGTGGAAATATAAAAATTGAAAATAAATTAACATAAAATGAGTAGAGATTATTTTGATAGATATCAATTTTTTATAAATGATGGTAATTTTAGAATTGTACCGGGGATAGATATTGCAATTAAAGGAACAGACAAATATATACAATATAAAAAAGGTAAGGATAGATTGGATAAAATGTCACAAGAATATTACGGTAGCCCAACTTTTGGTTGGTTAATATTAATGGCTAACCCAACCGCGGGAAGTATTGAATTTAATATACCTGATAATTTCTTTTTAAGAATACCATATCCCTTAATTAGCTCTTTACAAGATTATAAAAGAGGTGTAGAATTGTATAATCTATATTATGGAGAAAAATAACATATCAAATACGGAAGACATATACGTTAAGGTCGATCAAAATAATTTAATTTATATTGACCCAAACTCTACGATTGATAGTGAGGGAAATGTGTCTGCAAGAAATATAAAAGCAGAAAAATTGGTAATGTATGTCAATCTAGAAGCCGATATCATTCCAAGATCCATATTATCTTCAATTAATGATACAAATACGTTAACAAGTTTAGCTAAAGGAACATTAAATTTTCTTAAAAATGGCGACGGACAAGATTACGATACAACGTGGACAGACTCCTTTTTTAATACAGAAGAAAAAAAAGATAGTGATAAAAACCCAACAGGTGAATTTTTTCAATCAGATAAGACCGGCCAATCATTTGGTATAAGTGATATAACAATATCAATAAAAGGATTTAATTCAATACCAACAATTAACATTAATTTCATAGATATAAGAGGTAAAACTTTATTTGAGTCACCTGAAAATTCACCATATAAAGCATTTTTTCATATACCATGGCCTATATTTTACTTAACTGTTAAAGGGTATTATGGTAAGGCTATAAAATATAGATTACATTTAGTTAAGTTTACAAGTAAATTTAATGAATCAAGCGGTAATTTTGAAGTAAACACTTCTTTTGTCGGTTCAACATATGCATATCTATCTGATATTCCGTTACAAGGAATTTTAAATGCCCCGTATCTTTTCCCAACGGAAGCTATTAAAACAAGTAAAACAAACACAATAACACTTAAAGAACTTGAAACAATTAAGAAATCTGCGAGAGGTTATGATATGTTAAAAACGGTCTATAATGAATATAAATTAAAAGGACTTATACCTGATGATTTTCCTGTTAAAACATTAAGAGAGGTTTTAACAATTGCCGAGACCTTAGATACTTTATTAGAAAAACAAATATTCGATCAAGTTGTAGATATGAGATTATTTGCGGCAATGAAAGAATTCGGTGAACATATTGATGAATTTGAAAAATCTGTTACCGGTTGGGCAAAAACTCGTTTAGAAAATATTCCAATAACTACATTAGAAAAAGAATATGATCCGACTGACCCAACTTCAGTATTTCAATCTTATTATCTTAAAGGAGATGATAAAAAATCAGCAAAATGGGTTGTAGGACCAAATGAAGACGGTACTTTGGATCATCTTTTAAATTTGTACACAACAAAAATAGATAAAAGTCAACTTTTTACTAAAAATTTAATTAAGAATCAACCAAGTATGATTAATAATACTGGTTCTTCTTTTACTGAAAGTTCCTTAGGTATTAGTAAAGTTAGTAAAAAAATAGATTCCTATATTGAAGTAAACGATAAAGAAGATTATAAAATTGTAGTAAAGATTGAAAAGTTGGTAAATGATATTAGAGGTGTTAGAAGAGGTTTTGAAGAACAAAGAGATAAATTAGAAAAGGCGGTAGAAACAAAAATGAACGAAATTGTTCGTAATAAAAAGAACGGTTTTGGGTTTGAACCAACAATAAGAAGTATTTTTGCGGTTATATTAGCAAACGCTGAAGTTTTGGTACGTTTAATGAAAGACGTACATAAAAGAGCATTTGATCAGGGAGAAACAAGGAAAAAAATTGTTTCTGATTTTTCAAAAGAAAGTACGGGAGATTCAATTTATCCATGGCCTGAATTAAAGGCAACAGTAAAAAATAAAGAGAATACAATAATTTATCCTGGAGACCCTGATTTTCAAGTAAGATTAGGATCTGATAATGCAACTAGATGGCCTGAAGTAGCTTTCCTTGAATCATATATCGGTATTGCAACAAATAAAGTAGATCCTTTGGCTGACAAAGAAGGAGGAACTAATAAAGTACCAGATCAAACTGAGAGTAATGTTGACAATAAAAAAATTAAAAAAATAAGTTCAGCAAATAGTGTTGTTAATATATTACCATATGTAAATAAATTACCGGATAATTTTGTTTATGAAATATATGAAAGAGCGTTAACGTATACATTAATTGATTCATTTTCAACAGAAACCATACAAGAATTGGCAGACATTGAATATAATAATATTTTTGAATCTGTAAATAAAGAAAGAACTATAAAAAAATTATTAAAAGAAAATATTTTAAATGGTGGATCACTTTTAACTCAGTTAGAAAAATTATCACCTTTTGATAAATTTTCATATTACAAAGATAATTTACCAACAACAGATTATTTAAAATCTTTTTACGAACAATCTTTTAATATTGAACAGTATAAAACTTCCAGTAATTTCAATGATAAAACATCATATCCAAAATTAGAAAAAGAATTAATTAATCTTGTACCAAAAGAATATAGAACTAATATATATCCATTTTCTTCTGACACATATATAAGCTACATAAAAGGGAAAGTAACTTTTGATGAGAGTTTATTAAGATTTCATGGTTTTTTAGAGGTTGATACAACACAAGGTTTAATATCAGGACAAGCAGATCCTAAATTTTGGGTTAAATCAGATTACGAAACAAATTTATTTGCGAGAAAACTTAATGTAAACACAACCGCCACGAACATTTTAAATACACCATATTTTCACAAACAATTGTATACCGATTTTAATACAACAAAAACATCTTATGGAAAATATGCGGGATCTGCATACCTTTTATTAAACTCAATGGGATTTACCGAATTAGATGAAATTAAAGAAGGGTTAACAATTGAAGATAAAATACCATATAGTGTTTTACCTTCTTCTTTATTTAGAGAAGTTAGTTCTAGTCAGTATATACCATATCATTTAATTTTAAAATGGGGGTCTATATATCATAGATATAAAAAACATATAAATGAAGGTATAGATATTTTAACGGGATTTACAACATCAAACACTAATACGACAACAACACCTATTGATGGAAGTGATTTTTTTGATAATAATAATGGTTTAATGTATTTTACTGAACCAAGTTCAAATACGGGATATCCTGTTACATATAACACACAAGATGATATTTTTACGGACCCACTTAATCCAGTTTCAGTTCAAGGTCAAATTAATTTAGGTATACATCCATATTATGATAATATATTCTATAATGTTATAAATGATCTTAGTTATTATAGTTTTTCATTAGCAGAAACAAGCGATTATAGTCAATCAATAACTGATGGTAAATTGTTTTTAAAAAATGATATTGTAACAAATACGGGAGGTACAAGATATTATTGGACACAATTTGTTGATAATTCTTTAATAACAAATAAAGATACATTTACATTATTACCATCCGCAGGAGGAAACGCAAGGGTAGGTAATATAGATTCAACAACACTTGGAGAATTGACAAGCTCAAATAATACCTACTCAAACGAAGAACAAAATCATTTTAGAATTATTTGGGATGATGAATCATTAAATGATAGTTTTAGTGGAAGAACATTTGCATCTCCAAATGAATATAATTTAACAATCGGTGGATATTATAGTATTTTAGGTGATCGTAAAAAAGTCATGGATCTAATTGCAACATTTAATCCATCAATATTAGATGAGTTTGAAAATTATTTTTTAAATTTTGCATCAGAAAGAGTTAATTTAAACGTATCAAACAAACAATTTGAAACAACGGTTTATAACAATTTTCAAGATTTATTAAAAGATATGGTTACGGTGGATAAAATTGACGAATCTAATATATCTAATAAAATAATAAAAATTAAAACTAAACAGGCGGAAAAATTAAAAAATATAACAACATCAATTTTATCTAACTCTAATTTAATAAAAATAACAATCGGTAATCCAAAAGAACTTGATCCACACGTTTTAACTGGTTTTATCGGTAAGGATAAAAATAATACTTTAACTTATGGTAAGTACGATAATAGTCCACTATTAACAACACCAAATAAAAAGTTATTAGATCTTTATTTAGGACCAGAACCAACAACTGATTGCTATAAAAATTTCTTTATTGACAATGATATTGAAATTACAGAAGATAATGTATTAATGTTTAGACCAATAGTTTACATGTATGGAGGTTTTAAAAAACTTGGATTAAGTATAAGTTTTAAAGATTATCTTGATGAAAATATTTTTACTTTACCATTGGCGGCAAATTCAAGATTTAATACTTTTATTGATCATCTATTACCCCAATTTACAAAATTAAAAGATGAACAAGACCAAACAAAAATTACTTTTTTTGATGGTTATAATAATAAAGGTCTAAAAGTTGAACTTTATAATTTCTTTAAATCCATGAATGATAAATGGATCGCCGGTAATTCAATAGGACAAAGATCTTTATTAGAGGAGTTTTTATTTTTAGATAAGGCAAATAAAGATATTGGTAACGATTACTATTTTGACATATCAAGATTAAAAATGTTAGGTGACCCTAAGAATTCAAAAATAAGTTTATTTAGTGCCATATCAACTTTTTTAAGTGGAACTGGTTTTGATTTAAGAGCACTACCGGCTTACGTTAATTTTTATGGTACCAATTTTTCAAATACACCTAAAATAATACCATCCAAAAAAATTGCACAGAATATATTTGGAACGTTTTTAGAAGTAGATACCCAAGAATCCTCACCCAAAATTGTTATTCAATATGTGGGTAAGAATTCAACACGTCCCGATATGGGGAAACTTGGTAAATATAAATTTAACGATGATAGTTTTAATATTAGTAATACCAATAATAATCCAGTTATGATTACTTTACCTAAAGTTTTTAAGACTGGAGATTTATCAAAAACTAATAAAGTGGTTGCATTTGAAGTTAGTTTTGGTGATCAAAACCAAAGTATTTTTAAAGGAGTTACTTTAGATCAAGCATCAATTAAAAATACAACTGAGTCTTTTTATGTATTAGAAAACTTAGCGAGATCTGAATCAGGTTCGGGTGCACATAATGTTGATATTGGGTTATATGATTATTATAGACAAGCGGCTTATACTTGTGATGTAACATGTATGGGTAATGTAATGATACAACCCACAATGTATTTTTACCTTAAAAACATACCAATGTTTAAAGGTACATATTGGATTACTGAAGTAACACATTCAATAAAAAACGGATCAATTACAACATCATTTAAAGGTTCAAGGATGCCATATACCGCTCTTCCTGATTTAAAGGATTCCTTTATGTCAAGTTATAAAACATTATTTGATAAATTACAACAAAAAGCGGTTAATAGAATTAAGGGTGCGGATAAGGTTACCGAAACATCAAAAACGGTTACAAACGCCGACGGAGGTCATTATACATTTGATACTACAGATAAAAAAGTGGACGGAGAAGTATTCGTAAGTGAAGCTTCAATTACAAAGGCAGGTATTCCATTTAACGGTTATTTAGATTCAAGGTATATTACAAAAGTTACACATCCATCTGGTACGTGGTTAAGAGCACAAGCGGTTAGAATGGGAGAAGATAAATATAAAGTACAAGATGATGCTAGAATGTCAATTGTTACTCAATCAAAAACTAAAGAAAATCCACCATTAACGTGGGAAATGGTTTATTATTTTACTAAAGATTATTATTTCTATTCAACTAATTTTAATTTCTCAACAGACAAATCTAACGTTGATGATATGATTAAAATGAAATCAACTTTCTTTAACCCAAATAAATCTAATGTTAAACCAATAACAATTAATACCAAGTTTGAATTGGATAGTGATGTAACATCACCAATTAAATTTTCAGGGGCGATTGATCAAATGAGGTCGGCTGAACCATATGGTATTGCGTTATCTGATAAGTTAATGACAGATTTAAGATTGGATGATGGGGACATAGTTTACTTTAATGTAGGATAATAAGAATATTAATAAAAGTTGGGATATTTATACATATAAAACAAATATTATGGAAAATAATAGATTAAATGATACCATGGATCAGTTTTTAAACTCTAAAAAGATTAAAAACGTATCAAATGATGGTATGGAAAGAGAAGAATGTGATTTAGTAACAGGCGAATGTTACACAATCAGAGAAAAAGACGGAATCGTTGAAAGAATAAATAAAAAATACGTTACAAACGACGGTAGACAATTATTACAAGATTAAGCCATGTTAGAGAAAAAATTATTAGAAGAAGTAAAACGTTTTAATGCTATCAACAAGTATAGTAAGAAAATGATCATGGAGCAAGATGCTCCCCCACCTCCAGCGGAAGATCCGTTAGGTGATGTTCCTCCTCCACCTCCAGCAGGTGACGCAGGTGCACCGACAGATGTTCCTCCTCCACCTCCAGCAGGTGATATGGGTGGTAACATTCCAGCTCCACCTCCAGCAGGTGGTGATATGGGAGCACCCCCTATGGACGACTCAATGGGTGGTGATACAGAAGAAATTGATATTACAGATTTAGTTAACATGACTAAAAATATCAAAAATGATCTTGAGAATAACAAACAAGATAATTCTGCGGTTATTAATAAGATGGACGATGTATTCACTAAATTAAATGACTTAGAAAGTAAGTTGGCTCAAATGGACCAAGTTATGGTGAAGATTGATCAATTAGGTGCAACAGTTGAGGCTAACAAACCTAAAACTGAAGTTGAAAAATTGGAAATGAGATCTTTAGATTCATACCCATTCAATGAAAAACCACAAGAGTTCTTTGCACACAAACAAGGTGAAATGAGGGCTAGTGGTAAGAATGAATATGTTTTAACAAAAGACGATGTTGAAAATTATACTCCAGATAAAGTAAGATCATCATTTAACCAAGATACTGAAAAAGATGAATATAGCTTCTAAAATAAAGTTCTTAATGGAACTTCAGGCTCAAGTTAAGATTAACCATTGGCAAACCAAAGGTTACGCAAGACATAATGCCTTTGATAAGTTATATGAAGGATTAGTTGATTTGACAGATACGTTTGCTGAGGCTGCGATGGGTAAGTATGGTAGATTTACATTAGAAAATGACGATAAATCATTAAATATTGTAAACCTATCCGAATTAGATTTAAAGGAAATGTTACAAACGTCTAAAGAGGCATTAATCCAATGGACAAGTGAGTTTGATTCAACAGATACGGATATAATGAATATACGTGATGAAATTTTGGGACTATTAAATAAAATAACATATCTATTAACATTAGAGTAAAACAATTAGAATAAAATGATATCAGGTTCAGTAGCAAAAACAAGTTCGGATACTACCACAGGTTCGTTATCTTATATAAATAACTTAGTGACAGGTGCAACATCTTCAGGTTCGTATCATATTACGGTATCAAACCAATATATGAATAACACAATGGCGACTCTATTAAGATCATATGGTTACAATGTAACCACTAGAAATGATTTTATGGGTACCAATAATGATTATGTTATTACTTGGGGAACCATTATAGACCCAACACCAACACCTACGCCAACACCTACACCCACACCAACACCTGAACCAACTAGTACTCCAACATCAACACCAGCACCAACTAGTACCCCTACACCAACACCTACAATTACACCTACATCGACACCAGTACCAACAGCAACACCAACACCTACAGCGGCGGCAACTGCAACACCAACACCAACACCAACGGTAAGTTTATATCAATCTTACAACTATTCAATTAGTGCAACTGATTTAGCTGCGGCAACGGGTAATTCAGGTGCTTTAGTAGGGTATAATAACAAAGTTGTTGTTGTAATAACAAACGGTTACAATTGTGCTTTCCCAACAGAACGTAACTTTACTTATTCGTTTGGTGCTGCGGGATCGTCATACATTTCATGGTTAATTTCAAGAAAAACAGATGTACCGGTAATTGGATATTATCAAAATAATACATTAGTAACTACAGGACTTATTTCAACACAAACAGCGAACCCATCGGTTCCTTGTTAATAAAAAAATACTTTAAAAATAAACTAACCCAGATTTTACAGTCTGGGTTTTTTTATGTATATTATAACATAAATGATTATTAAAATTTAAATCAAAATCACATGTCTACATTTGACGCAGTACTAAAACAGTACGAACAAAACAAAAACGCCACAAGTGGCAATTCAAACAAGATGTCTTCAGAAGACAGATTAAAACGTTATTTCACAACCGTATTACCTAAAGGTTCTAAAGGTGAAGAAAGACGTATCCGTATTTTACCTACAAAAGATGGTTCTTCACCATTTGTAGAGGTTAAATTCCACGAAGTTCAAGTGGACGGTAAATGGGTAAAATTATATGATCCAGCACAAGAAGGAAAACGTTCTCCATTAAACGAGGTTTGTGAAGGATTAATGATGAGTGGTGTAGATTCTGATAAAGAATTAGCACGTAACTATCGTTCTCGTAAGTTTTATATCGTTAAGGTGATCGATCGTGATCATGAAGCGGATGGAGTTAAATTTTGGAGATTTAAACATAATCATAAGGGTGATGGTGTTATTGATAAAATCTTCCCAATCTTCCGTAATAAAGGAGATGTTACCAATCCTGAAAATGGTCGTGACTTAATCTTGTCATTAACATTGACTAAAGCGGGAACAGGTAAAGAATATACTGTTATCAATTCAGTATTAAACGACGACCCAAGTGCATTACATACTGATGCTGATGTTGCGAAAACATGGTTGGATGATGAATTAACTTGGTCAGATGTATACTCTAGAAAGAGTGAAGATTATTTGGAAATGGTTGCAAGAGGTGAGGTTCCACGTTGGGACACTGCAAGTAGCAAATGGGTTTCTAATTTAACAACAGAAGAAACTATCGGAGCACCGAAGTCTTCAACTCCTGTTGTTGACCCACAAGATGATGCTGAAGTGGATGGCGACTTGCCATTTTAATTAATAACGGAGGGGTGGAGATAACGTCAGAAACCCCATTTTTAAAACAATATTATGGCAGGTATAAAAAAGACTGATTTTTCAGCAATTAAAAAGAAGTTCTCGAAAGAGGCAGAATATAAACCAGATCGTTTCTTTGATTTGGGTGATGCTTTCTTAGATGCTTGTGGTATTCCAGGTCCTGCAATGGGACATATCAATATGTTATTAGGACATAGTGATACAGGTAAAACTACGGCACTTGTAAAGGCTGCGGTTGATGCACAAAAGAAAGGAGTAGTTCCTGTATTTGTTATCACCGAACAAAAATGGAGTTGGGATCATGCGGAATTAATGGGATTTAATAAAGACGGAGATTATCTTTTCAATAGTGATTTTGAATATATCGAACAAATCACAGAGTATATTAATGAATTATTAGATGCACAAGAGAAAGGAGATTTACCTCACGATTTATTGATCTTATGGGATTCAGTAGGTTCAGTTCCATGTAAAATGACTTACGATGGTAAAGGTGGTAAACAACACAATGCATCGGTATTAGCTGACAAAATTGGAATGGGAATCAACCAACGTATCTCAGGTTCAAGAAGAACAGATAAACCTTATACAAACACATTAATCATTGTTAATCAACCTTGGGTAGAATTACCTGATAATCCTTTTGGACAACCTAAAATTAAAGCAAAAGGTGGAGAAGCA